GCGACCTCTTAACATGGATTAGCAACCAGACCGCGAAGTTTAACGACTCAGTAAGCCGGCTTAATACCTTCAAGGCTCAGGCTACAGCAGCCTGGAACGCTACAAAGGCCGCGGTCCTTGCAGTCCTTAACGGCCTGATAAGCGACCTCTTAACATGGATTAGCAACCAGACCGCGAAGTTTAACGACTCAGTAAGCCGGCTTAATACCTTCAAGGCTCAGGCTACAGCAGCCTGGAACGCTACAAAGGCCGCGGTCCTTGCAGTCCTGAATAACATAATAAGCGATTTCGCAACCTGGATCAGCAACCAGGTAAACAAATTAAACGATATGCTGAGCAAGTATAACACATTTAAAACAAATGTTGTTAATGCTTGGAACTCTATAAAAACGTCGATACAGACAACCCTAAACGGGATTATTACAGAGATTCAAAACGCTACCGGGAAGGTGAAAACCGCTATAGATAGCATGGTTACCGCTATTAAAAATAAAGGGACTGAGTTTTATAACGCGGGAGCGAATATAATAGACCAACTTAAAAAAGGAGTAGAAAGCAAGATACAGGGTATTAAGGATTCTATAAATAAATTAACAAGTTGGATCAGTGACAACTTACCCCACAGCCCTGCAAAAGAAGGGCCTTTATCTCAGGCCATAGATTTCAGCTCTTATATTACAACTCCTTTAAAAACTACAGTGAAAGATACTATATCACAGGCTACAAGCTCAGGGAAAAATATAATAAACTCAGTAGCAAGCGGGATTAAGTCGGCGGCTTCTTCTGCAGGATCGGCGATAAAATCCGCATATACGACGATAAGGAGCTATATGCCGTTTAGTCCTGCAGATATAGGGCCGTTTTCAGAGGTCCCGGATTGGGACAGCGTATTTTATGACCCTCTCTTAAAGAGCATACAAAAAACTGACCAGTTAACCGGTCCTCTTGAGGCTAGCTTAAGCCGGATCCGGAGCCCCCTGGATAATTTGGGGGGCGGGTTCGGCCAGCTCGCCTCTCTCGGAGATGTAATAAATAATTCCGGGGATACGATAACCGTGGGCCCAAATAACATAACTAACGGGGTGGACCTGCAATCTATAATAGACGCCGTTAACAAACAGGCTGCAGAAAAAAGACGAGCCCGGGGGATGTACCGCTAATGTCCTTTATATCAATAACTTTTGATAGTATAGCCGTTTCAGCATATCAAGACCATGAGGTAAATACAAAAATTACCGCAAAAGAAGTACAGCTTAGAAGCGGGGAAATATTCGGAGCAGTCAGCAAGATAACCAGTGATTTTCCCCTTACCTTTGACTGTTATATAAACTCAATAACGGAGTATGACGCCCTTAAAGCAAAGATAGGGTATTTTAAAACTCTGGTTGTCGGAGCTGCAACATATACAAATTGTTATATTTCTCTTTTGGGATCCCGAAAAGAAATAATAAGAGGCTCGGGTAAATATACCTATAAAATAAGTTTTTCCCGGGTTGATCAATATTGAATGACATGGTTAATACTGCAGTTACAAACCTGCAAATAATAGTTTTTCACGGCCGATATAAGGACCGTAGAACTAAAGATTTTACTTTGACTTACTCAGACGGGGCCGGGCGGTCCTTAGAGGAAGTTATCGTTAAAAACGGGTATTACCAAAAAACGATATCAGAGGAGTTTAAAACTTGGCAACTATATCAGATGACGGCTTAGAATCCGTGGCCCGCATGATTATGGGCCTAGCGGCTCCAGATCCGTTTATTTACATGGGGACCGGGACAAGCGCGACAGCAGAGAGCAGCGCACAAACGGCCCTATTAACGGAGAATGTCAGCAACGGGGCCCAGAGGGCTGCAGCTACCACAAGTTACCCGGGGCTCGGGATCTCTCAGTGGTCTATTTTATATGCATTTACGGGCGCCGTAACGATTCGGGAATTAGCGATATACAACACCCTAGTGGCCGGTTTAATGTATATGAGGCATGTTTTAAGCGAAAATAAAAATTACTCGGACGGTGAAAGCGTAGAAATTACTATCCAGAATTATTCGACACGGGTAACCTTGTAAAGTAAAGTTTCATATGGTCGCAGCTGACACTATAGGCCAATAGATAACGAAATAACAAACAATACAAGTAAACTTTAATATAAAAACGAGGTTGAAAAATGGCACTTACAAAAACAATTTCAACAATTCAGAGCAACGTAACCGTGGCGGCAAATACCTTAGGCGCTGCAAGTACAGGGGTGGACCTCTCGGGGGCTGTAGATTTCGGGATAGGTTATAAAATGACCTTTAACGGGTCCGCAACCCTCGGGGCCGTTATAGAGCTTTACGCAGACCCCGAGGGCGCCGCCGTAGACTTTACAGTGGGGGCCTATGACGACCCCGCAGACGCCGGAGACGTAGCCGTGGACGCCGGACACCAGGCCAGGGGGTTCGTACCTTTGAACAGGTCCGCAAAATACGTAAAGGCGAAGGTCCGGAACCTTGACACGGGCCAGAGCATTACAGGAATTTACCTTTATGCTACCGTCCAGGCTCCTTAATCGAATATAAAAAAACAGAGGCTAAAAAGTGACCGTAAATAAATTTATGGGGTGGAAGTACAAATTAGAAACGTTCGTTACTGATTACAACCCGAGCGCGGACTTTTTAGTATTTGTAACCGTCCCGTGGCGCCTCGGGATCCGCTACGATTACCGGGATGTTCGTTTTGTTACGAAAAACGGGACGGAGCTTAATTATTTTCTTGAATCAGTTGTTAATTATACAAGTGCTTTATTTTGCGTTAAGGTTCCAAAGAATACTAAATTCTTTTGGACTTATTACGGAAACGGGGCAGCCGTTAGCAAAAGCGACGGTACGAAGGTTTTTACTTTCTTCGATACCTTTAAGGGCTCAGTTTTAGACGGGACGGTATGGAATTCGTGGGGCTCAGGGATTACGGTATCTAATTCTATCCTGCAGTTACTCAACACATCCACGAGCTGCTACATTGAATCAAAAGCAACTTACCCGGTAAACTCTCTTATCGAAATGAGGGTACAGAAGCAGAGCGGACAGAAGGGGCCCTTTGGTTTCCGGAGCTATGCAACCGAACGAGCAGCAGCATGGCAGGGGGCTGCAGGCGGACTTTTAACAGATCATAGATTTAGTCATAACGGGACAAGCGGGGCCTGGCATGACGACGACGTTAACAGGTCCGGAGCTTATCATATTTACGGGGTCGTACATATTGCAACAGCCCCGCGTTATAATGTTGATTACGCTTTCAGAGACACGAACACAGACATTTATGCCGGGTCCGCGAACTTACCTATACAAATTTATTGTTATAGCAACCAGGGCTATATCCGGGCGGATTGGGTCCGGGTCCGGACCTATGCAGCTACAGAGCCCACAGCTACATTCGGGCGCCGTTTTCTTAATAAACAGTCAGAAAAGGATTACCCGTGGGATCAGTCAATTACAGCAGTAAGCACGACCCTGGGCTTATCCTGCAGCGTAAACCTTAAAAATTTCCTGTCAGGTATACAAACCTCTTTAGGGCTCAGGGCTTCGGTAATGTTTCGACACCCTCAATACTATGTGCCTGCAGCCCGGGGACCTTTCGCAGGTTGGAAAAACGAGGGGCTTATAGACTTAGGAGAGCAGAGCAGCCCGGCCCGGGTCCAAATGCCTGTATATCCCGGGATGAGGTTAAACGGGCGAGACCTGAGATTTACAGACCAGGGCGGTAATTCAATTGAATACAATATTTTCGATGTGACCGAAGACGGGAAACTAGACACCTGGGTGGATAATGCAGGGATTCCGAGAATTAAATTTTTCTACGGAAACGGACAGGCGACCGCTCAGAGTAACGCAGCTATAGAGGGGACCCCGGAAACCGAAACTATATGGCACACCCTTGAGAATATCGCAGGGGGCGGCGTAGCGTCTCACCTATACAGCAAGTGGACCGGGGAAGGGGTTATATCTCTCTCAGCTACGAGCTCAGCAACAGGCGGCGAACAGATCCTTATTAGCCTTAAGAAAGTCCCGGGAATGACCCAGGACGGGCGAGACCTTAGATTTACAAGTCCGGACGGAAGAACGGAATTAAACTATTATATCGAAACAACAACGGCGGATGCATTTAGTATATGGGTAAAGCTCCCTGTCCTTGCTTCGAAAATAAGGGTTTTCTACGGAAACGGAAGAGCAACCGCTAAGAGCTCAGAGGAAAATACTTTTGATTTTATCGACAAGTTCCCGGGCGCAAGCCTTGACACGGGGACAAAGTGGACCGTTGTGGGCGGTACGGCCTCAGTCTCCGGGGGGTTGCTTACCCTCGCCGATGCTACCCACAACACTATGATAGTAACGCAGGGGACCTGGGGCGCGGGGTATATTGTCGAGATGAGACAGTACCACGCGACTAATAACCAAATGATTAACGGGTGGTTGAATACAGTAGGGCAGAGGGCGGCCTGGTTAGGGGCCTCCGGAGCGAGTAACAACGATTACGGACACACCTATAATGGCTCAAACTCAACGACAACAACCGACGGAGTAAACAGGGCCGGGACGACTTTTTACAAGTATGCAGTAGCCCGCGACGCCTCGGAGTGTCGTTTTTATGTAGATGATACTTTAAGGCTCACCATTTCAACTACAAACCCGATAGGAAACGTTAGCCTGGGGGCCTACTCAGAAGTTAACTCCGGGAACGTCGTAATTGATTGGGTCAGGCTCAGGAGAATAACAGCTCTTACCGGGTCCTTAACTTCCTATAAAAAGAGGTCTGGGGGTACTGTTTATTATGAGACTACATGGAGCGAAGAAATCGAAATAATACCAGATACCTTAATCAAGCATTGGCCGAAGCTTCCGGCTATACAGGTATATTATGATTATATCGCCCCCCCGGCTGCAGTCCTCGGGCTCAGGGTAGGGGACCCGGAACTTATCGAACGTAGGGAACTTATAGATTATAACGTGGGAATTATTACAGTACACCGGTCTATCAGTGACGCATACAGCCAATTAAATACAGAGTTTCAGGACCTCATCGTGCCCCCTGAGGGCTCAACTATCAAACATTATGGGTATGACAGCGAGGAAACCCCGTATTTACTATTTTCCGGTAAGATCCTGCCTAGTATAATTGCTATGGGGAAAGATCAGCAGCGTGTAAGCGTTACGGCCGTCGATAACTGCGTAAACCTTGTTACGCAGGCCGTGCCCTGGAATTATCAGGTAGTAGACACGGAAACGGTAACAATTCCGGAATGGATCGAGAGACTTATAGATTTTGAACACACAGGGGTTTTTTTAAAGACCGCTATAGATTCGGGTAAGGATCCTTACCAGTTCGTATTTGATGCAAAAACTACCCGGATGGATGCTATTAAAAAAATAGCTGAGTATGCAGGCTGTATATTTACAAGTAAAGTAATTTCGAGGGAAGAGGGCGAGAGTACAGTAACACACCCAGAATTTTATTTTGTACCGCCTGAGAGTATAGACCAGGACTATAACGGCTTTGATTTACCGGCCCCGGTTACTTTAGTAGAGCCGGCGACTACAGTATTAACAGGTTCCACTTTAGTAGACGAACCTACTATAGAAAAGGAAAGCGAGGAAAAATATAACAAAGTGACAATATACGGAGTATTAAGCGAGACCGGGGAAACGGTCGTTTCTTCTGCTTTCAGTTATGAAGTTTATACAGGGGATCATAAAGCCCGAGAGTATACCCTCGAAGATAATACAATTTCAGAAAAAGGGAGTACGGCGGAAAGAGAAGCTATTAAATGGCTTCTTTACTTTTTAGCCCCCAGGGCGAAGGTTAAATTATCTTTTGTTAACCGTTTTGACCTTGAATTATACCAGCGTCTTAAGTTCGGGTCCGGGTTTCCCCTGCGGTTTACTGAGCTGACAAACTCAGAGCAGGTGGCTAATATTGCAGTATGTGACCCTAGAGACGCCGAAAACTCAACGCACCTGGTGGATGTCTCCGGAGTCCCGAGGCCGTCCTGGCTCAGGATCTCAAGCTTAAGCTATAGAAGTGAACACCCCCTGGAAACGGTAGAAGTTGAAGCCGTAACAGATTTTATTTACAGCGGTATTGATCCAATTATCCCGGAGCCTTATTCTGATTACCTGAGCCCTGGGTACTATAAGCCTGTAATAAATGATATGTTCGCGACTACTCAAAGCATAGTTACGGACAGCATAGAAAAGCAGCTTACGCCGGAGTCTTGCACGGTCCTATCAATAGACCTCGAAGCAAAAACCGCCGTGGTACAGACAGCGAGCGGTAAAATCGTAACCGTAACTCTTGCATAAAATAGGAGGATGAGCCGTGGGAGTAGTAGAAGGGGCCTGGGGGATCGTAATGCCTACAGAAGGCGGAAAATACAAGTATATACTTTACCCTTACGAGGCCCCGCAAGCCGGGGACCGGGCCCTAATATACCCGGCTCACTCAGGGAAATATTACCTTATCAAGTTAGCCACCGACGTAGTCCCGGGACAGAAAATAATAATGATTTCTGACAGAAAAGGGAATCATTGGGGCGTATTAGGGGAATAAAAAAAGAAAGAAGAGGACCTTTAAAAGGCCGAGTCAGTTACTTGTATTTCGTAGCTTTCGACAGGATCAGAGGGGCCCCATACTGTAAATAGCCAGATATCCCCCTTCTTAAGGTCCACAACGTTCGTAAATGATGAATATATAAGCCGGTGTTCAGAGTCATAAAATTTAACGTCTACTTCCGCGTAAGAAAGATCAGTTAGGGCCTCTGCCTCTCCTTTTACTTCTATTATACCGTTTTCGTTTACTATTTCATGGCTCAGCAGTTCTATAGTAGGCCCTGCCGGGGTTTCCTGCGCGTTACCTTCCTGATAATCGGTATTAGTTCCCGAACACCCGAAAACTAACACAAATAGAGATATAGCCAGGAGCGTTCCAAAAATCGTGGATTTTTTCATTTTAAACCTCTTTATACATCTTTATTTTTTTATCAGTTATAATAAGGATTAATCATATTTGAATTTTTGTACTGGTGTTCAGGAATACGGAGGGAATCCGGGGAAGGTCAAAACGCAAATTAAGGAAGTTGGGGTTTTTGGAAAAAACTAAAAAAAGCCAGGAGGGCGGGGGAGACCGTTTTACTTTTTCGTTAACCACCGTTTTATATACCGGGAATGGCTCAGAAACGACCTTTATTATTAATATATATAGGGTTATACTAATACGTATACGTATAAAGGTATAGTAAGTAATAATAATAGAGCATTTCTGGCACGTTCATCGTATTTAAAACAAGGGTTTACAATTTACACAGATCCCCCGCGATCCCGATTTAAAAAAGCAACACTTAAAATAAAATAAATGAATGTATACGCCGTGGTATATCCTGTTATAAAAATAGGTTAAGGAAGTTCTTGTTTTTTAGTATAATTCTCTTGTGTATAATTCCTTAAAAAATATATGTGAAATAATCCGCATAGGTCAAAGGTGGCTTAACCTCCGGGCCGTGGCTCAAATTAAATGAACTTCTCGGAGTATTCCCCCGTTATCTTCTTTGTTTTCTTCCTGGCGACCCTCTTAATCGGTCGGGGCTCCTGGTCCTGTTTCACCTCTCTAAATTTGTCAATAACGACCGGCTGAAAGGGTTTTTCTATGAAATACCCGGGACAGTCCGTGGTATGTCCGGAATTTGGCCGACATCTCAAAAAGTAAGTACAGTTTGCATAATTACCACATTTTAAACATTCTTGATAAGTAGGTATAATATCCACTCCTTTAAGGTTTGGTAACAGAACGTTTTTAAAAAAAAGAAAAAGGGAGGAAACAAAAAGGAAAGCTGCAGGAAAGGCCAGGCTTAACTCTCGCCGTACATAGTTTTTAACCTAATGTTAGCGGCCATAACCTGATCAATGGCCGCGTTTAGGTTGTCCGCGTAGGCTTTGATTTCCCAATTAAACCCCTTTGTGTTCTTTGTAAGGGTTACGGAGGGCTGATTTATTACCCTGATTTCTTGCTGATCTGCAGGGGCCCGCAGAACTCCGGACCCGGCGGCGGGGGCGGTAGCACTTTGAACGGCCTTCTCTATTTCTGCAGCCTTCGACCCGGCCTGGGATCCTCCGACAAAAGAAGAAAGGGGGGGCATTTAGGCCACCACCGCTTCCGGCTGTTTAACATCTATTATAAGGATCTCGTACCTGCCGAATTGTCGGGCCGCCCTGTTTGCAAGGGTAGGGCTTGAAGCCCAGGACAGAGCAATCCAGGGGGCCGTCCTGTCTCCCTTAAGGAATCCTATAACAACATTAGTATAATTTCGGTCAGTTGTGCGGGTAAAAACATTGCCTTCATATTCAGCGGTTAATTTTGTTTTCTTTACCATTTCAAGTTCTCCTTTATATTCGGGTCTTCTACAGAAGGGCTTTAACTTAGCTCCCTTCTACAATAACCACTATGCATTATAGGTATATATAATTAACTCAAACTTAAGCTTAAGAGTATAATTTATTTATTTCGGGTATAATTGGCTTTAACTTATGCTTAAGTGTATAAACCAACCTGTGATAATTCAAAGTTATAGTATTATTTATATAGGTTAAAATTAGTATAAGTTTGAAGGTGATTTTATAGACCTTGAAAATTTGGATAAAGCACAGTTAAAAAAGTTAAACAAAATAGCTAAGTTGAGCCCCATGGACCTTATACGCGGGGTCCTTAAACATTACGAGTGCCCGGAGTCCTGCGGGGGGGCTTGCTGTAAAAACCTCTCTGTCTCTTTCTCAGTTCAAGAGGCGGAATGTATAGCAAGAACTACCCGGGGAAATAGTAAAATCCTCGATAGCCTGGTTTATCCTTCCGGTAAATACGAAATGTTGAAGGATCCGGAGAACAGGGCGAAGTTTAAGGGTGGGTTTAAAGTATTCCCCTCGAAGCCTTGCCCATTCCAGAATGAATCAAATTTATGTAAGATCTACAAAAAAAGGCCCTCTGCATGTACCACATACCCTCTTAACGCGATAAGGGGGGAAGATCCGGGACAAATCAAAATTAAAATAAATTTATGCGAGCTCGGGTTTAATTTGTATCTCGACTATGTCCCGTTCTTATATCAAACAACGATAAACAACCCTTATACTACTCTAGACAGTGAAACCCTTAAGGGTATTGCTCAGAATATGAGGGAGAGCGAGAGCTATTTAATTGATGTTATTAACAAAGATAAAACGGATTTTACTAAAATCGGCTTCCTGATTATTCAGGACATAGACCTATTAAGACAGTTCTATACATGGCTAGAGGTCCTGGGGCCCGCCGTAGAGCCTGAGCGCGAAAGATTCAGGGCTATACTAACAGATCAAGCAGATATAAAAAATAAACAAAGTGGAAATGTATAAATAGTAAAAAAGATATTTAGTTACTAATTATTAAATAAGTTAAAAATTCAACAGGTGAAAAGTATCATGCCAACAGGTAACACGCCAATTAATGTTAAAGTTGTACCACACCGCGAAGATGTCAACGATTTGAACGCAAATGAAAGTATTATCCACCTCGCTTTCCGCCCGGACGTTAAGGACGTCTTGCATATTATGGACCTTTGCCCGAGGCTTGCAGCGATTGAAGTGCCGAAGAGTTACTTTAATACCCTTTCCCGGGCCGTCCCCATCCTTCTCAAAATGCGAAACATTGAATTACTCGCCGGGGAAGTACAGGGCCACAGGCGGGATCTTAACGCCTATTTCCCTATACCCCCCCAGGTCCTTGACATGATCCTTAACCTCAAGGCTGCAGGGACCCCGGACGAACAGATAATTACAGAGGTCAAAAAAACCCACCTGATTAACCCGGACCTTGCGGAATTTATTGTTAAGACTTACAAACAGGGGTAACCCCCACCCCAGTCCTCTTTTTTTTTCAATTTATTAATATAAGGAGATATCAAAGAATGAACTTTTTAAAAATACTCGGGATTATTTTAAGCATCGCCCTGCTTTGTTCTGCAGCTACAGCAGCCACCGAAAATAAGGACCTTCCGACAGAAAAACAAATTACGGATTACCTTTCAGGGTTGCAGCCTGGCAATTTTGTAACCTCAGCTTCCGAAGCGTCCCTTAAAGCTTATCCGGAATGGAAATGGGACACCTGGACCGATACAACAGGGAATACTTATATAAGTTTTTACCACACTTCTAATAATCTAAACGGGTACGGAAGCCTATATTATGATAACTACGGTAAAAAATTAAATAATGTATGTTATATTGACCTGTCCCTTATCAAAAGCTACAAAGGAGAATCAGTTAAGGAAGAGGTCGTTATAGAAACCCCTGTAATTGAGACCGAGACGCCAGAAGAAACCGTTACAGTGGCCCCGGTAATTGAGACAGAGACACCAGAAGAGGCCGTAATAGACACCCCGGAAGGGACGGAAACGCCGGAAGAGGAAGTTATAGAAACCCCTGTAATTGAGGCAGAGACCCCGGAAGAAACAGTTACAGAAGCGCCAGGTAATAACAGCAACGTTATAAATTCAATGTCCAAAGAGTCTAAAATGAATCTTTTAATGGAGTTAATTAAATCGCTTTTCGGGGAATAAAGTTCCCTGATATTCTTTTTTATTATCTCTTCCTTTCCTCCTTTTTTTTAACAATTCACATGTTTTATAATATTCATGTGATCTAACTATATTTAGACTGCTTGAATTTTTATAGTTTTTAATAGTAATTACTACTATGGAAACGCTTTTCCTATCATCCGGGGCCTTAAGGCAGGGCTCCTTCGATCAAGTAGGAAGCGGAAAACCCTATCAGGCTATTAAGTTAAAAACGGGTTCTTACTCATTAGGAGCCCCTATAAAACTTAATGACGGAACGGTTTTTACTTCTGAAAAAAACGCATTGATAACCCTAGAAAAAAACGTTAGTGTCTCAGCTTTTCCTTCTATGACCCCTTTGTTTGGTCAGAAAAACAGCACTATCAAAGATATTGTAGTTGACGGGGTCCAGGTCTTCGGAAACGGGGGGAATCAGTTAAGCCCCCGAGGGGCCGGGTTCCACAATTGCTACGGGTTTAAAAACTGTAGTAATATAGAAATAAAAAATATAAGTTTAACCGATACCCTCGGCGACGGCCTGAGAGCAACAAAAGGGGTGGGAATCCGCTTTAATGAAAACGTTGTTTACAAGTGCGGGCACGATGCTCTTTATGTTGACGGAGGGGAAGACGTAACAGCGTTTAATAATACGGTAGGTCTCCGGACAAATAGCGCCTTTAGAATGAGACACGTACACGGGGCACACCTATACAATAACAAAATTAAAAATGTATCTGCAGGGATAGGGACAGGACCAGGGATTCAGTTGGAAGTCTCAAGCACTACTTTATCACTATCCGATATTTTGATAGAGGGCAATACTTTTGATGATACCTACGGCCCCGGTATCTGGGCTATATGTCAGGCTAACAAGGCGCAGGACGCCGCCACGGGGGTAATTGTCAGAAATAACACTTTTACAAACTGCGGGCTCATGCCTGTTAATCTACCGGGAACGGGCGGGATTGCCTGCGATGGCGTAAATATGACGGTAGAAGGGAACGAGTTTAACGGCTGCAGCGGTTACGGGGTTCTCTTCGGACCATGGATAAATATGTCCTCACCCGGGACCGGGTACACGGCTATAGTAAAAAACAATGTATTCAAAAATCAGAAACTCGGGAAGGTAGCAGGAGAAGCAACCGGCACGGCCTTAGCAAACATTTTGCCGAAAAAGTACACTGTCACAGCTTCCGGAAATACCTTTATTAATAATTATAGGGACCTCTACCAGGTAACTGAGCTGGCCCCCGAGGACCCCGAGGACCCCGGCGAACCTGAGGAACCGAAGCCCGGCGCCCTTGTCTTACTATCCTGCAGCGAAGAGCAGAGAGAGGCAATTTTACAGAAAATACCGGGTAATAACATATTAAGAAGAGTATAAAAGAGGGTAAAAAATGTTTATATACGCAGATGAGGACCGTACTTTTTCATCCAAAAGTACAGACATAACACAGAGCTGGGCGAAACAATGCGACATAGAAATAGAGGGCTTACCGAAACAACAGATTAAGATTTCTAAACTTTCTTTACTGCAGTTTCAGGGCGTAGCCGGGACCTCGGGGACCGTGACAATTACCGCACAGCAGGACGGCGCCGCCGAAGAGGTCCTGGAGTTTTGGCACGAGACAAAAACAACCCCTCAGAGTAAAGAAACTGAATTATCTTATACCGCTCCTGCAGGCGTAGGGGTAACCCTCCGGTGGTATCTCATCAACTCAGTAGATACAAGCCGGGCCTATGTCAAAAAAGCGGCATACGAGCTTGAGTACATCAATGTGATTGAAACCCCGGCCACCACCGCCTGTCTCCTGATCCTTTGCAGGGACAAGATAGAAGCCGAGGCGGTCAGAGACAAAATAAGCGGCCTTGTAAGTACCTTAGATATGTTTATCAAAGAAACATAACTTCATTTAATTTTTTATTTTTTTAAAGAGTGTTAATAATGATTACTACAATCCACGCCGAAATTGCCGAAAAAATCGTAAGGACCGTGGCTATAATCTGTATCGCTAATATGGAGTATCAATTAATTATTACAGGTCAGAACGGTACTTATCTTTTACCCGTTTCCTTTACTATCGGTATAATAGCAGGAGTTAAATTGAAGGACCTTAAAGGATGTTTAATATCAAAGTAAGCATTAATTCAATAATTGATTATAAGGAAGTGTTAAAACGGTAGAGATGGACGTTATAACAGTCGCTCAGTTCCTGGGCGCGGTTGTTGCTGTAATCGTTACTATTTACGGTTATACAAAATATAAAGGGCTTAAGTTCCTCCCGGCTGATGTAGAGAAGAAGCTGGATAAACTTTCAGCAGAAAATGCCGGCCTTGTCAGCGACTACGGGGCCCTTGAAGATCAGATAAAAGATATTGTCGGAAGTGCCTCTATTGAAAAGGTAAGGCCGATCCTCGACAAGGCACGAGTGTTAGGAAAAGACGGGTACACCCCGGCCGAATTAATGGAGCTCGGGCGGTTCGCCGTCGAAACAATGAAAGTTAAATAAGCCCCGTCGATTTAATCTCTTTCTCTTTTTTTTTTTTAACTTATACATAACTTTTATATATCATTCTAAACAATAACCTATTTAAAAAAGTTAAAGCGCCGCATAGTATAAACGGAAATACAGCAGCTTAAAAGGGTTCCTGGCTTGTCGGCCTGAAAGTTCCTCCTTTCCCTTTTTATGCTGAAAATAAGGTGGTTCGAGTCCCCTTTGTGGCATGCCTGCGAGTAGCAGGATAATTTAAACAGGTGAAATTTTGACCGAGAACACAAACGAAAAAGCAACCCCATCTTTTAATGAAAGGGTTATGAAAATCATATCAGACGGAAAAGAGAGCGGCTTAAGCGAGCTTGAAGTTTTAAAGATTATGGATGCTGAAATTTCCGCAGTATGGGCGAACTCTGAAAACTATATAGACGTGACCGTAAGGATGCCGAAGGAAATTTATGAAGAACAGCATGCCCTTTTAGATAGCTGCAGAGAGGCTATAAACTACTTTAACCCGCATTTCAGAGAATCCCACGAGGAAGAACAGCCGATGCCACAGGCCGTCGTATTCGGGCACTTGCTAGTAGAGGGGACAAACGAGATACTTGATAAATATGAACAGAAAAAAGCAGCCAAAAGCCTACGGGAAGGGGCCAAAGATTTTATTAAAATTATCAGCGGGGGGGATCAGGAGCAGGGGGGTAAGTGCCTACAGTCCCTTTTTGATTTGATCATTGACAGCAAGCTAACAGCTATAGAGGCCGACGAAGAGATGGGCGACATGGCTTCAAGCTCTCCAGACCCTGTAGACATCCAGGCCCTTTTCGATAAAATCGGAGAGGTAGGGTTTAAAGAATTTATCGAGCTCAACCCTGAGGACGAGGAAGAGGAAGAAGAGGAAGAGGAAGAAGAGGACGAAAAACAGCCCTTTGTTTTTGAAGTCAAGAAGGAAGATTAACTATGGAAGACGAGAAAACAGAAACACCGAAACAGAAGAAGAACCGGCCGGTAAGAAAACCCGGAGAGCTTGACGACATGGATAAAATATTAGATCCTGTAGAGCTCCCGACATCCCGTGCCCTTCACTTAATGATTGAACGCCTTAATATCTGCGGGGCGACTCCTGAACAGATTATTAATGAAATTACTAAACACATGCAACAGACCTGGAACGAGCCGGGGGATTGGGTAGAGGTAAAGGTATTATTACCTAAAAATATTTATGTCGAACAGCTCGCCCTGGTGAAAAAGTGCAGGTTAGCAATAAACGCTATGGACCGGGACTATTTACCCGCCTGGGTCTACGATAATGAGGGGCCTAGTATTCCGGATTCAGTCCCGGACTCTCTGGTTTTCGGTCACCTTATCGTAAGAGGGGCAAACGATGTTATTAAATCATATCAAAAAAAGGCGGCTGAGCTCCGGGCTATGGCCATATTTGCTCAGATCGGGGAAGTATCGGGGGCGGACCTATTCGGCCTTAAAACTATGATGAGTAACACCAGGGATCAGATGAATAATATATCTAATATTTGCGACGGGAAAGCGGCCCCATATTCAGAAGAGGACGACAAAAAGGGGACCGAAAAGAAGCAGACCGAAAACACTTTGCCTGGGTATCAATAACTAATACCCCTTTATTTATTTTAATATACAAGTGGCTTATTTATTGTAATAGTTAAATGTGACGGAGATATAACATGGGTTCAGAAATTCTATTTAATGAAAAGGATCTTAAATATTTGTTAAACAAATACCTGTTTAAGACATTTATATACGGCGTCGGCCTGGGGTTTGCACTTGCTTATATGCTGTTTACGATACTCCACGGCTTCGGGGGGTTATAAATGATGGATCCGGTAGAACTTGAAGAAGTAGTTAAGGACTTCTCTAAGCGGGTACTTGAGATATTAAACAACACGGAAGACGGGAACCAGGCGGCCCTTCTTGCAATGTCCGATAAAATCCACGCCCTGTCCGATGATCTAAAAAAGTTAGACATCTATATAAACAGTATAGAGTTAGGTACAAAAACCTATGAAAATTCAACACCAGAAGAAATTTATCATTACATGGTTTATAAAATTGTTAACGCCCCCACGAGAATACACAGTTACGCGGCTGTTATTTTGACCCTGCCGTATTTATCAGATGCATTAAAAAAACTTGAAGAATCAGGATTTACTCAGAACGCGGGCGGTAATTGTGTTTGAAGAGGAGCGGGCTTTAACACAGCTAAAGGGAGAATACCCGGACCTCAACATAAAACCCCTGGCTTCTAAGTATACCGCCGCTCTCAACTTAGGGGGGTCCGTAGAGGTCCTTATAGACCCTATAAAACCCGCTCATAATTGGCTTACAATAGACCTGATCCGGGGGGTTGTCTCTCCGGTCATTTCTTCGGCCTTGCCACGGGAAGACAGGCTTATGGTCCTGTCTATTGCTGAGAGCTTAGAAGCTTACTATCTTATTGAGGTCTCGGCCAGGACCCGGAGGGTGGAAGCGAGACAGGCGGAAAAGGACGCCGAAAAAGAAGCAGAGCGCGAAAAACTTCTAAATTCGCCCGTTTCTATTTTTATGTAACTTCTAACGGTTACATTAACTTTTTTGACTTAGTCTTAAGTCTACGAGTAAGGTTTTATACTTTGCTTGTGTAGTGGTATTAATTAAAGCCCCTACCCGGGGGATAATTTAGGAGTGCAGACAGTGACACCAACACCAGAAAGCGCGAAACAATCCCACGCAAACGGAAAATTTGGAGAAAGTTTTATTAGCCACATGATTCCCGGTTTTGTCTACGAGGGGGATAATGTAGACGGTTTTTTAGATAACCAACTTGCAGAAATAAAAACCTGTCAATTTAGGGTCAAGCATGGCGAATCTACCCGAGCCGGTAGAATGTTTTTTACAAAGGAGCAACACGATAAACTAGTAGCTCAAAAAGGATCCTATATTATGTTAGTTCAGGACGATTTAAGGGTGGTTCATTCTAAGATTATCATGGCCGCCCTGCTTTTCGATGTATTCGAAACGGAGTTTAAGACTTGCTCCTGGACTACAATATTTAACAAAAAGATAAAGGAAGAGGTCAAGAATGGAACAAAAAAGACGTAAACCGAAAGTTAAGTTAGCCGTTATTAATGTAAAGGGTAAAATAATAGGTCATATCAAGCGGGTAGTTAGGGAGAACGAAACAGGGCCTGCCTTAGTGTTTTATAACCGAAAATGGCGAGAGGTTGCTTATTGTGACAAGCGGGAAAGTTTCCAGGGGCTGCAGAGTAGGTATTATATTTTAGATTATTACGCAGATCTGAAAAGTATTGACAGGGCTATGGCTGGCCCCCTCCGGAAGGTCCTAACAGGGTCTAAGGTTGTCTACGTGACCCAGGGCGGGGGCGCAGGGGTCGAGTAAACAATAATTTAGTACAGGTGGGAGGGGCTTTAATTAAATTGATCCTGCAGCCTTTGAGGGGGGGCAGGATTATTATAGGCTTTTCTGAAAAACGGTTTGTGGTATACTTACTTATTCAAATTTAAAACTAATTTAAAAATACCACAATGATTAAATACGAAGGTTTCTATACTTACTAAATGCATTTGTAAAACGAATTATACGAGAACGTATAACAAGACCCGATAAATAAAAACGGATCGAAAATATAGCCGGAGTATGATAAATGTGTCAGACGATTTTGATAAAACTGAGGGAGCCGACGACGAAAAGGAAATAAATATTAAGGACCTTTGCGCGGATCCTAATTTTAAAAGGCTTGCGGGGCTACCCAAAAAACCCCGGATCCAGAGGTCCTTTTGGGTAGATGGTGAAATCTGGAAAGCTGCAGGGGGGCTGCCCTTAAGCAGGTCCGAAATAATATATAAAGCCCTTCTCGAAGCAGTAACCGGGTATCTTACCGAACTCCCACAGCTACGGGCCGAAGTAAAAGAGCTTGACGCATTAATAGAAAACGCACAGATTCAGAGAAGCGCAAAACTGCAGCGTATACAGGAGCTGGAGAAGGCCGACGAAGAAAGCAGCAGAGAAGTAAGCATACGGTCTATAAACAAACAGCAGGCCGCCACGGAGCTTGTAAGACTGCTTGAAGAGTACGGAAATAAAATGCTACCCCTGCAGTATCAGAGGATTGCCGAATTAAGCGGGATCCCGGGGAAACTGATTAAAACATTCCTTGAGGAAACTAAATTTTTACCTTCGAATGAAGACCTAAACACGTTCTTTAAATTGTGATCGGGTGCTAAAATGGGAGATAATATCACACTTAGGAGCAAATTTCTGGGGGATTTAATCCCTAAGTTTTTTAAAAAGGATCGGTTTTTTAACGCCGGGACCTATAAAAACAGGCAACCATTTTCATATTATGACAGTATGCTTGAGTTAAATTGTACCTACCCTAGCAGTAAAAGCTTTTACATTAAATATCAACACCTGGACGATCTAGACCGCGACCTGGGGGACTTCGCAAGAAACGACCCCTTGAAATTCTTCGAATTAATGCAGGAGGGTATCGGGAATATTTCCTTTCCGGGACATGATATGCCGGACGTTGAGGTTAGGATAACAGACCTCCCAGATGTGTTTCAGGTCCCTATTAACAAGCTCAGGAAACCGCATTTAAATAAACTTATTTCTATTGTTTGCGTAATTGCAAAAGCGACCCCTGTAAGGCCGGCCCGGAAGGTTGCAGCCTTTCAATGTATCCGATGTGGACAGATTGACATGGTCCCGCAGTCGGAAGAATCCGACGACCTCATAGAGCCGTTTTTTTGCGGTAATAGTTCATGTGGAAAAAAGGGACCGTGGAAGCTTTTAGATAATCAATGTGTCTATGTTGACACTCAGCTTCTTAAAGTTCAGGAAGCTATGGACGGCTTAGGGGGCCGACAGCCTGAGTTTTTGCACGTTATGTGCCTTGAGGATATAGCCGGGACCGTTAAGCCCGGGGACAAGGTCATAATAACGGGGGTCTTGCAGGGCCGAACGAAAATTAAGCGAGAAGGGAAAACGAAATATATTGATTTGCTATTAATAGCTAATTCAATTTCTAAGAGTACGAAAGACTTTGAAAATATCGAGATCAGCCCGCAGGAAGTTGAAGCGATTCTGGCCTTATCAAAAAACCCTGACATTGATAACCTGATCTACAAAAGTATAGCGCCCTCAATATTCGGCCATCCCCTTGTTAAACAGGGGCTCGCCCTGCAGCTCTTCGGGGGCCTGAGGGAAGAGAACGACGACGGGACAGCACAACGGGGCGATATACATATCTTACTCGTAGGGGATCCCGGAGTGGCTAAAAGTCAATTCTTGAGTTATATCTCAAAGTTTGCGCCTCGTGCTATCATGGTTAGCGGTCAGAGTGCGACGGGGGCCGGGCTGACGGGTGCAGCGGTCCACGATGATTTCGACGGGCGGTGGGGTATAGAGGCCGGCGCCTTGAGTATAGTATCAGGGTCTAACGATTACGAAGGGGGTATATGTTGCGTTGACGAGTTCGACAAAATGCGGGACATGGACAGAAACAGTATACACGGGGCTTTAGAGCAACAGTATGTGGACGTAGCGAAGGCCGGGGCGTTTGCTCACCTTGCGACCCAGTGCGCCCTCCTTGCTGCAGCTAACCCCGTGGACGGTCGTTTTAATCCGTGGGATTCAATTTCTAAACAGTTTAATTTAAATGATGCTCTAATAAGCCGGATGGACTCAATTTTTATTATCAAGGATGAGGTAAACCAGATCTTTGATGAAAAGCTTGCTATGCATGTTTTAGGGGCTATAGGCGAAACGGTCGATATCATAGACCCGGAGTTTTTGAGAAAATATATTGCATATGCAAAAATTTACTGTAAGCCTGTAATGACCGACGAAGCCAGAGACATTATAGTAAAGTTCTATGTAGAAACCCGGAGCGCAGGCGGGAAGGTTAAGGACTCGATCCCTATAACGGCCAGAACTATCCTAGCGGCCCGCAGGTTTGCAACCGCCCACGCCCGGTTAAGGTTGTCTCAATTCATCGAAGCCGAGGACGCCAGGGCGGCCTGCGACCTTATTATAAAGAACCTTCGAAGCGTAGGAATAGACCCCGACACGGGCCAGCTTGATTCCTCAGTCCTTGAAGCGGGAACGACGGGAAGCCAGCGCGAAAACATACACAAGATAAAGCAAATTATCGAAGAAATAAGCACGAGAAACTTTATAGGGCAAGACGCCCCGCTCGAAGAGATCCTTAAAAAATGCGATAATGAAGGGATCAAAGGGGCGGACATTATCTTAAGGAAACTTGTAAGCCGGGGGGATTTGCTCAGGCCATGCCCGGATACTTACAAAGTAATTAAATAAGTAGATGGGTATAACACAGGCCCCTATTATCATTTTTTATTATTACTTTTTTTACTCTTAACCCCTATATATCAACTTTTTTTTAATACCCGTTTAATAACTTACTCTTAAGGTTAAGTTAATTATATATACTTCTCAAGTGTATAGGGTATGTAGCCAGGCCAGTGCAGGCCGGCTTAAATTTTGATCAATACAGGAGAGTAAGAAACTATGAACTGTCAAAAAGATACAGAGCAGGAAGGCCACTTTAAGCCTAGTGTAAAAGCCTGCAGCCAGAGAGGATGCAAGGACCTTATAGAGATAATTACACAATTCGGAAAAAGAAGAGTTTGCAAGCATAACGGCCGGATTCCGGGCAATATTTACACCTGTCCGAAAGACGAGGACATGGGGGATGAGTAAACATGCCATTCCGTGATAAAGAAGCGCAGAGAGACGCAGAAGAGGCCGCATTTAACGGGCCTGTAGAGTTCGAAGACGAAGACATGAGCTTATACAGGGGGGCCTAATATGTCAGCAAGCGAGGAAGCCCTGGAGTACATAAGGGACCATTACGGGGTCCCGGCCTTCAAGAACCAAAAGGTAGTTTATAACGGTAAGCCCGGAGTTATTAAAGGCGGCAGGGGGGCTTATGTGTTAATCCTGCTTGACGGAGAAACAAAAAAAGTAACCTGTCACCCTACGTGGGAAATGGTTTATCTCGACGATGAAAAGACGAAGAAAGCAGAAGTATAAGACTTATCAAAACTTTTATTAATAACAACGTCCTTTAATTTTTCAATTACAAAACGAACTTTATAAAATCGACGGAGTATAAACATGGTTGTAAAACTTTATTTTGAAAATATAGTCAGTCCGGACGCAAAGACCGACAGAATGTATAAACTGATGAAAATAGACGGATGCTTACCCCGGGGATGGCTTCCTAGAATCTACCTACATGCCCCGGATTATTTCTATTTAACAGGGCCTACGGACAGCCCGATCTTAACTGTATGCTCTTCTCACAGGTCCCCGGTGGGAGCCTTTAAGCACGGTTTCAAGATAGGCGAGAATGTAAGTCCGGAATTCAAGGAATGGATTTCTAGCGCCGTTAACAGGGGCGGCACGAACCTTCATAATGTCCGCAATATGAAAAACCTTAATATCCCCTCTGAAAGGGAAAGGGAAGCTGAAAAAATAATCAGAAACTCAGCCAATCCGCTCAGAGGGTCCGCGGGCAAAATGGACGAGAGCCGGCCCCTGAGGGACGCCCTGGCCCCTGCAGGAGTCGGCCAGATGTTAGTGGCCCCCCCTTCTTTGATCAAAAAGTATGTAGCTTACGCGAAGAGGGAAGAGAGACCGGTAAACTTTACCGACTTTGCAAAAAAGGAAAAAACGGAAAACCCGGCCCCCCCTATGTTTCTAACGATTTCTGACGCGGGAGGCCTCTCGGATAAGCATGTGGTCTTTAATAAGGAGATGTTCGAAATATCAAACCTGATGTATAGTACATTATCAGGGAAGGAGGCCGGGGGCAGGTCCGTAGGGGTCCCGGGGTATGAGGGCAGCCTTATGTTTCCCCCTGTCAGGATAAGGCCCGGGAATGTCCCGCCCTGGGATCCTGCAGAAGCCGGGTGGAATCCTATAGACATAGACATACTTCTGAACGTAGCAAGCGCAGTTAACAGCATAGACGACGGCGAAAACATAGTAATGATCAATCTTTCGAAGAACAGAGGCGAGAACATGACAGCACAGAAGAGCGAGAAGAAGAGCCCAAAAGTAAGAGTCGTATTTAAAAACGTCCTGTCTCAGGGGCAGAAAATCTTTAAAATTATTTCAATCGACGGAGTGAAAAACCACGAAGAACTCCCGGTTAAGTACCTGCAGGGGGACACCTTGTTTTATATGTATAATACCGGTTGTAAGCCGTCCCTTAAGTTAAAATCAGGAGATGAGGACAGGAGCCCCGCCTTTGCTCGGGAGGTCTCCATAAGAGTCGGGGAATTCGTAAGCCCTGATATGAAAGGCTGGATTATAAGGACCCTCAGGGGGGGAAGCGCTGAGCTCAAAAAGATTAATATCGAAGTTGACAGGCTGAAAGCCGAGTGGGAAGGTAAAGAGGACGTAATAACAGTCTAAACGAGGGGTTAAAATGGATTTTACGGGCCTGAAAAATACTGATGTCGAAGACATAGACACGGTTTATAAAAGGTTAAACTTTGCAGAGGTCCCGACTATATTTTTAGACCTTCCTTACGAAAAGGCCGTGGCCTATGTCCTTGCAGATAACAACCTGGCCCGGCTTGCCGAGGAAGACCGGGAACTTTTGGCCGAGGTCCTGCGAGATGTTGCAGAGCTTGAAAACTTCGATTTTGAAGCCACAGGTTTTGACTATGACGAACTCGACAAGCTCCTAGAGAAGGCCGGAGCGGATCCCGGGGGGGAAGGGGTAGACCAGGTGGACGACGAGAGCCCGGAGAGGTCGCAGAGGGGGGACCTTTGGAGCTTAGGACCTCATAGGCTATTATGCGGGGATGCTACGAGCCTGGAGGACCTTAAAAAACTACTCGGGGGGGCCGAGATAGACCTATGCCTTACTGATCCGCCTTACGGTGTCAGTATCGTAAACAAGGGGGGGATGGTCGGAAATAAAAACGTCCTGAACTTCGACAAGGCGACCGGGACCCGTAACCGAAAGAAAGAGGTTTCAGCCAGGACCTACAAGACGATTAAAGGCGACGACACGATAGAAACGGCATATAAAGCTTACCGGGTCCTTGAGGGGATGCATATTAAAAACTTCATAATTTGGGGGGGAAACTATTTTACTGATTTTTTAAGCCCGTCCCGGTGTTGGATAGTCTGGGATAAAGAAAATTCGGGGAACTTTGCAGACTGTGAGCTGGCCTGGTCGGACTTTGATAAACCTGCTAAATTATTTAAATGGATGTGGAACGGATTAACCCGGAAGGGAAAGCGGGACATAGAGGGAGTTAGCCGGGTACACCCTACACAGAAGCCCGTGGGGTTGCACGTTGAAATTTTGGAGGAATTCACGACAGAAGGCGCCCTGGTCCTCGACCCCTTCTTAGGATCCGGAACCACCTTAATTGCTTGTGAGCAGGCCCGGCGGTCTTGCTACGGGGTCGAATTTGAACCGGGGTATTGTGACATTATCATAGAGAGGTGGGAACGCCTGACAGGCCAGGAGGCGGTCAAGATTGAAAACTAAACTTACCCCTGAGATTAAGGAACAAATAGGCCGTAACATCCGGCTAGGAATGTCTATAAAAAATGCAGTAATCGCCGCCGGAATTCACGAAAGCACTTATTACGATTGGATAAATAAAGGAGAAACAGCAACAAGGGGCATATATGCCGAGTTTGCCGAGTATATAACGGAATGTAAGGCGATTTCTGAACAAAGACACGTAAGCATAATAGTAAAGGCTGCAGCAAAGGGCGAGTGGCAAGCCTCTAAATTTATTCTACAAAGCCGGTTTCCTGCAGAGTGGGGCCGTACTGATAATTTGAACATTACGGGCAAGATCAAGACTGAGGAAGAACACGCCCCCCTTACTGATGAAATTATTGAAGCTAGAAACGCTTACCTTAAGGCGGTATCGAATGCCAAGAAAACGACTGACAGCCCCAAGGAAACAAAAAACTAAGCTATACCATGACGGGGATTTGATAACGCCTTTAGATTTCGCGTTAGTCGCTTCTAAAGAAAAGTACCTGGCCCCGGATCATTTACTTTTACTTAATAAATACTTATATGCAGTTTACAGAGGGGACATTAAAAGGTTAATGATTACTATGCCCCCCCGACACGGGAAGAGCCTATTAACATCTATGTACTTTCCCGCCTGGTATCTGAGCAAAAAGCCAGAGAACAGAATTATCTTGACAAGTTATGAGGCCGACTTTGCAGCGAGTTGGGGACATAAAACCCGGAACTTGATAACAGAACACCACGACCTTTTAGGGGTTAATGTGTCCCCAGATTCAAGCGCAAACGACCGGTGGGACATTGCAGACCATAGCGGCGGAATGTATACCGCAGGCGTAGGGGGGGCGATTACCGGGAAGGGCGCAGACCTGTTTATTATCGACGACCCGGTAAAGAACGCAGAGCAGGCCCACAGCCCTACATATCGAAAAAAGACATATGAGTGGTACGAATCAACGGCTTATACTAGATTAGAGCCCGGTGGGGCTGTAATTATTATTCAGACCCGATGGAATAAAGAGGACCTGAGCGGAAAAATTCTAACAAAGGAAGGGGAAAAGTGGACCTTGTTATCTTTGCCCGCTCTTGCAGGGGAAGACGACCCCCTGGGACGTGCTCCGGGCGAGGCCCTGTTTAAGGAGAGGTTCGATAATCAGGCCCTCGCAGAGATCAAGGAAACAATAGGCCCGTATTGGTTCGCAGCCTTGTATCAGCAAAACCCCGTGGACGACGAGAACGCCCTCTTTAAGAGTGAATATATACAGTATTGCAATTATTCCGGGGGCGTCTTTGATATGGGGGACAGGTTAGCGACGGTAGAAGAAAGTATAATATTTCAGACCTGCGACCCTGCAGCCTCAAAGAGGACAACAGCGGATTATTTCGTATTATGTACCTGGGCCCTGACCCCTTCTATGGACCTGATCCTTTTAGATGTTCTTAGGCTCAGGCTTACAGGTCCGGACCAGATCAAACTGTTTAAGAAACAATTTAATATGTGGCATCCTGTTGCTCAGTTTGTAGAGCAGGCCGGCGTGGGCTATACTCTATATCAATTTCTTGAAGATGAGGGTTTACCGGTAAAGCCCCTTAAGCCAGGTACGCAGGACAAAGTAACCCGGGCGATTCCTGCAGCCGCTAAGATGGCCGCCGGGAAGGTCTTTATTATTTCTGCAGCTCAGAAGACATGGGGGCCGGACTTTATCGACGAGCTTTTAACTTTCCCCCTCGGAGCGAAGGACGACCAGGTGGACTGTTTGAGCTATGCGATAATTGTATTATCCGAAGTTAAAAGGATGAGAACAGCCTTTAATTACGCTGCAATGTCAAAGAAAAGAGCTAAGAAAATGTAAAAAAGAAAGTAATATATTATGATTACATAAGGCGCGGGGGGCGTCTTTTGTAACTATAACCTATCAGCCAGGTAAGCCTGCTTTATTCCCGGGTCCCATTCCACTCCCTCTTCCTCGGGTTTATCCTTGTTATGTTTTCGGCCCTGGTAATTTTCTGTAGGTACATCTTGCATATTCAGGATAGCCAGGAGCTCGACCAGGAGCTTATCAAGGTCTTCGATCTGATCAGTAAGGTAATTTATAATATGTTGCTTTTCTTGTTTCTGTCTCTCGAAAATATCTATACGGTTACGTAATATTTCTTCATGTGTTGGTATAGGGGTATTTTCAGTTTCTTTATTATTCGTTCTTAATTCCTCCAATTTTCGATTAAATCCTTCAAATAAAGGCGTATTTTCGTTACATTACTTAATATCACTTAACCTATAATAATTCACGGGAAAGTAAACCTATTTGATTTAGTAACGAAATAGGATTACAGAGGTTAAAAAACGTGGATACAACACCAAAAAAACAAGCCGCGGTGGTTCCCAAGGCTCATTTAAAATTAGGGGCCTCTTTGAATGTCACAAAAAAAGACGACGTAACCACAAACATAGGCGGTATAAGTAATTTTGATACTACAAACCGATTTCGATATTATCAGCAGTTGACAAGCGCCAGCCCTTATGTCTCAGTACCTTTGAATAAATTAAGTATGATGTTACCCAAGGGCTTAACATTCGACGCAAAGCCGGCCCTGTTAAAGGACTTTAACCGGTGGAAGCAAAAAACGGTTTTAATTGAACAGATAAGCACTATAGCCCGGTTACTCTGCAGAGACGGGACCCTGGTGGGAAGGCCGAACGGCGAGATAGAGGATTTTTATTTTTACCCTTCTCTTATGTCTCAGACCACAATTTTACCGGAAGGCGTTAAGCCCAAATCTAAGCCTAAGGAAATAATGCAGCCTCCGAATGGTTCGGTATATGTAAACGAGGGCCTGAGCGGGCAGACAGAACACCCCTTAGAAGAGCTTATAATCGGCCGTTTCAACTCGTGGGACTATGTGCAGGAGGACGTTAAGAAAAGGGAAACATACGGCTTATATGGGGCCTCTTTACTCGACCCCTTAGAGCTCAGCATAAGAAACTTATTAAACATAAACAAGGGATACGTAACTTTTGTTAAGCGTTACGGGATGGGCCGTTATCATTACGACCACGTTATGTTGGAGAAGTTGACCGAAGCGGGGGTAATTCAACCCGACGACGCCGCGAAGTACCACGACGATTGGCTAGAAGATAACAAGAACTTAAGCGAGAATGAGGATATAAGCGCCGTAGGGCTCAAAATAAATCCTATTGATGCGAAGGGAAGTCTGGACGTGATGAACTTTAAGGAGTCCTTAGAGACAGAGATTCAACTAGGGCTTTTTCAATCTCCTTTAACCATGGGGAAAGCCTCCGGGACAACTTACGCAAGCGGCTATTTAGTCGAAGAGGACCGCCTCGTGGTTCTTGAGACCCTGCAGACAATAGTTAAAAATCTGGCTCAGGAGTACATAAACCGCAGACTATTAAAAATGGGAAAACAGGAAGATAGTGTTATAGTAAATTTTGACGAACTCAGCCGAATAAAATTAACAGCTTCCGAAGTGCAGGAGATGTATAACACGGGGGTTATAGAGCGGGACGAGTTCAGGAGCTGGGCGGGTTTTTATCAGGTCGTAGGCGAAGAAGACACGAACGTATAAGCGAGATTAAGAATAACACAATAGGGCTATTTTGTCAGCTGACAACATCCAGGAAGTTATCGCAAAACGGATAAATAAAACCGGAGGTTAAAGCATTTCAGAAGGTCAAGAATTGCCCTGTCTTGAGTACAGGAAACATAAAACGTATATGGAGGGCGCCGAAGAGATACACATTATAATAAAAGGTCAAACCCTTAAGGAATGTAAGGAAATCTATGATAAAATACGATACGAGGGAGAAACTAAACAATGACAGAGTTAAACATAGTTACCGAAAGCAAGCAGTATACAGTAAACGAGGGCGGCGAAGTTGACATTATATTAACGGATACCGCGAACTTTTACGCCGATGGAAGCAGCCCGAGCAAACACTTTTTAGTAAGACCTGCAGGGGACAAACCAGGCGATTTAAACAAGGTCCTTTTACTTGTGAAAGAGGAAGCTATAGACTATTTCAGGGGGGAAGCTGAGAAGATAAGCAAAAGGAAAGTTATAGAAGTAGGTATGGGAAAGGCCGAAATACCCGAGGTTATTTTTAACGGGGATCCGAAAAAATATATTAAAACTATAAAGAAGGGAGAAAGTAACGAAGAACTGATTATAAAAGATACTATTGTTGTAACTCCCTATAATCCCGGGGTCCCTGATGCTATCATTTACCATGTAGCGGCCTATATTATGCAGCCTACGGAGGGAAGGGGGGCCGCCCTGCAGGTCAACGTTTTGTGGAATAAAAATTCTGGCTATGCGAAGCTTAAGGAACTGCTTATCCTTGAGTACCGGGCCCGAAAAATCCCGGCCTCTGCATGGATCGAGGGAGAGATTAAGACCGCTATAGGTACGGATATACCGAACTGAGGATGGGGTATAATGTCAGATGATATAAGCGACGGTATCAGCGACTACCTCGAATGGGGGTGGTTAGACCCGGTAAAAAGAAACGAGGTCCCCTGTTGGTATAATAAAAAAACTTATCGAGCTATAATTACTTTTGAAGAGGTTTCTTAAATTCCCGTCTCGAGGCGGGAAATATACCTTAAAATAATAGAAGCCTCTTATATTTTTTTATGGTTCCCCTTCTCTATACAAAAGAAGTTAAAAAAATAGAGAGCCGGTATATTTCGCTTTTCGATAGGACAATAAAAAAGGGATTGACGGGCGTGCCGGCCTCCGGGATCCCTGCAAAGGTAAAGGTCCAGTTTCGATCTGCAGGGTTTAAGCTGCAGTTAGACGGAATTTTAAACGACCTTGTTTTATTTGCTTCCGATTTTACAGATATCGAACTTACGGGTAAGGTCCAGGACGCGGTCCGGACTTCGGCCCAGGCTTCCTTTCATCCTCTCAGCCCGGGCCGGATCGGAGCGGCACACGACTCCCTGCCTCTGACAGAGGAATTAATCAAGCAGTCCGCCGGGCTCTCTCAGGAGGTCGTGGCCTCGATCCTTGAGGTTTTGAAAGATGAGGGAATATACGAGCTACACCCGAACGAATTGGCGAAGCGTATACAGGATATATGGGGTGGAGAAAAACACAGGGCCGTAAGATTCGCCCGGACCTTTTCGGCCGATGTTGCAAACGAGACGGCCTTACAGAGGTATAAAAGAAATAACGTAAGGGCATGGCGTTTTTCCGCTCTCCTTGACGAAAAAACAACCTGGCAGTGCAGGATGTTACACGGAACTATTTTTTATACTGATTCGACAAGCGCGGAAAAATACAGGCCCCCTTTGCATTTTCATTGCCGTTCTGGTATGTTACCGGTAACGATAACGGAAGACATCGACGAAAGCTTAGTATTCGAAAACCGGGACTTTAAACAGTTAATCGACCAGGGCGATATTGACATAAGCGCATTAACTCCGGACCTGATCGAAAAGAACCTAACACTTATAGACGGTTTTAAGGAAGATTATTCTATAGATAATTTCATCCTGCAGGAAGATATCGAGAAACGACTTTTTAAGATGAAATCAACAGTAAACACAAGCCCCCTTAAAGTCCTCAAGACGGTAAAGCCTAAGGCGGTCAAGCCTAAGAAGCTTACAAAGGAAGAGGTCAGGGTAAACACTATTAACAATGAATTAGAGGACATCGAGATTAAAAGGAAAGAGTTAACTAAGGAAATCGACAGGGTAACCGAAGAGCTGCAGGCTATCGAATACGACCCTAAAAATAAAGAACTTTGGGCTAAATGGAAAGCAAAAGATCAAGAATTTGGCTTACTTGACAAAGAATGGAATAGGTTAGTAGATTATAAAAGTGACTTGCTCCTGGAGCGGACTAACCTTAATAAGAAGATCGAGAAACAATTATTACTTAAAAAGAAAAAGGAAACTGAGCGGCTGTTTTTTGAAAGGTTCCCGGCTTCCTCACAGCCTACCGCCGACGAGGTAATAAAAAACATACCTGCAGTACAGGAGAAGGTAAGCGAGAAGGGGAAGAGGATAATAGAAAAGCGGGTGGCCCTCCGGGATGCTCAGTATACGCTTAAGCAGGAGCTTAATATAAAATATGAAAAGTATTTCGACGACGCCCTGGCCGATATAATAACCCAGGAAGAGTTTGAAAGGCTCGACGAGGGCCTTAACAGCCTGAGGAAAGAAATATCTAAGTACGAAAAGAAGATACAACTTTTATCTAAAGCTCAGACTGAGAACTGGAAAAAGATTAATAAAGAAATTCATAAGTTATTATATATCGACGACGGGACCGCAACAGCTCAGTTTATTAAAATGGATCCCGCGATAAAAGGCGCAGTACTCGAGGGGACAAGAAAGGCGCAGGCAGAAGAGGCCCTTAACTTCTTTAACCGGGTAATGACTCAAGAGTTAAGGGAATCTATCCCGGATATTGCAATTACTGAACTCGGAGCAGGGGGGCGAGCATTTACCCGGGAAGGGGCAAATATGGTATGGGTAGCTAATGAGGACAGTACATCGGTATTAATTCACGAGCTCGGGCACAACTTTGAATTTAATAACGAATTCTTAAAATACAGCGCAAACAAGCAGCTAACAGACAGGACGAAGGGAGAGGCGGAAGTAAGATTATTAGACCTCTTCGGCGGAAACTACCGGCTTGACGAGGTAACGAAAAAGGATAGCTTCTTTAATGCTTATGTCGGGAAACAGTACGGGGACAAAAGCACGGAGGTTACAAGCATGGCGTTACAATATCTTTATCAAGATCCTATAACATTATATGAGAAAGACCCGGAATTATTCACCTGGATAGTAAACGCAGTCCGGGGGCACTACAAGTAACAGGGGCTACTATGATAAAGATAAAACAATTTAATGACTATGCGGACAGGCCGGAGGGGGGGCCGTGGTACTCTGATAACAAGACCTTCGAGCAGGCCCTTAACACGATAGCAACGCCGGAACTTATCCGGGTATATTATCCGGACCTTCAGGAGGCCCTGGTGGGGCTTGTAAAGGAGTTCTTTGACGGGGTCGAAGTATTAGAAATATCAGTAAGAACGGAACCGGTAACGATTCACGACGAAGATATTTTTTAAGGCAGTTAATTTTATATACAAGTGGCCCCTTTTAGGTTATGGGTCTTGTGCAGTAAAGCGAATTTGTGCAAAGTAAATTAACACCGACATATTACGCCGGGCTCTTAAACGGCCCGGTGGCTCTCCTATAAAGTTATAGGATCCTGATAAAAAACCTCCTTAGTAACTCCTAAATAAGTAAAGGGGCCTCCCTAACCCCCTTTACTGTCTACCCTTTTATAATACTGTCTTTTTTGAATAAGTTTTAAATACAAAGTTGTCCTTATTTTTAAGTATGTTTTATCTTAAGTATAGGACAGGCTCCGGAGAATTCACGAAGGAAAAGCCTGCCCTCGATGAGATCAGGAACTACGAAAAGCTATTATCTCAGCTTGCAGGCTTCGAGATTTTAGGAGCCTATGAGGACAGCCGACCCCTTGACCCTACAGAAGGCGCCGAGTGGGGACCCGTCAAGAAAGGGAGAGGATCCAGGCCCCTGTCTCAGCAGAGAGCCCCACAGCAAGAGGCCGAAGCAGAGAAGCGGTATAAAATGAAGCCTGCAGCAGCGCCCGGGATTAAAGCAGAAAAAACGAAATGGGGGGCCCCTCCTAAAAGGACCTCTGGAGATATCCAAAACTGGTAAGGAGAAAAAGAAAACATGAACCTGAAAGACACTTTCAAGCGAATAAATCGAATTATAGAGGACATGAAGGCGCGAAATGTTGACCTGCCTAAATGTGCGGAATGTCATAAAATTATAGAGGGAAGACCACGGAGGAATAAATATTATGATCCCTTGTGCCCGGCCTGCTACCTTACCGAAGCCGTAAATATTGATCACAAAATAAACCAGGCTAATTGGTGCGAACACCGGGATAAATGCGGGGCCTTTGATATTGATTCTAAGGTTTGCACAGGAATAAACATAAATTATGATTACTGCGGAATATGTAAGCAGTTCGACAACAGGAAAATAAAAGCTTTCGGAGAACAGCGAGGACAGGAAAAAGAAGGCAGGAAAAGGTCATAAACCTGCCCCCCTTAACTTTACGGATAAGCGGGCGTTTCTGGGGTTTGGGGTATTTTCCGGAGTAGTCAGAAAACAGGTGGTGTATTTAATAATAAGTCACTCGCCCGCCGTAATATAGTTAAGGCCCTTAACTATAAAAATCTAACACTTGCACAATTAAACTATTTTCCAGTTACGTTTAAATAAATAGACTTTGTTTATTAATTTATGAAATCCAAAGGGCTAAACTACTTTTTAATTTTGCTGATATTGTTTAATATGTTGCCCTGGACGGCTTCGGCGGGGAATTCCGCAGGAGAGCAGGACGCTTTAAACCTCCTTCTCGAAGAGGGGGGTTATATTGAACTTGAGGACAGAGAGTATATTTTAACCGGTCCCCTCTTTATTTATTCGAATACTGTTTTAACAGGGGGACCGCATACCGTTTTAAAGGTAGAATGCCCGAATGGAAAGTGGTTTTCTAATACAATAGGCGTTTTAAATTCGGATACAAAGGGATACGTAGATAATGTTTCTATCTCAGGCTTCGAGATTGACGGGAACGTGCAGAACCTACCTAAAGCCTGGCATCAGTCAAGATCTGACACGGCGCACGACTGCGAGGCCCTAATAAGGATTATAGGATCCTCTGGCCGATTTTCAAATAATATAAGAATCTTCAATATGAATTTACATGACTCTTTTTCTGACGGCCTCACTATCCGGTTTTGTAATAACGCCCAGGTCTATAACAACGAAATAAGTAACTGTCAGCACGAGGGCGTTTTTTTAACATGTTGTATTGATTCGGTTATATTCGGCTGCAGGGACGCAGGGATTACGAGCGACTGCCTACGGCTCGACAACTGCGTAAGATGCAAAGTATACGACAATATCCTCTTTTCCTACGGAGGACCTAACGCCGATAATACGTATATGCATGGAGAAAACGGCATACAAATAGGGGACGCGGGGGTTTCTAAAGGCTACGATGGACGAAACAAGCCGACAACTACCCAGGATATTGAGGTATATAACAATACTATAATAAATGTGGGATTATCGCCCGTACTTCTCGACTCGAGGGCCCGGGATCCGGCGGCAAATGTATACGTACACGATAACGAAATAATAGGTAAAAAGGACCTTGAGACCCGGGGCACTTCCTTTGATATCGACTTATTGAACTATATAAATGGTAACTATTCATATGAAAACATGCCGACCGTAGAGGATAACAAGAACGTCTTTAACGAGCTTGACAATATCCTAAACATGAAATTTTATAAAGACGGATACACGAACCAGGACCCCGAGGACCTACCTATCCGGGTAACCATGGAGGAAAAAGGATTATTGACAGGCGGGATTAAAGTAATAATCTTAAACACTGTAAATATTAATGATAAGGTCTACGTCCCGGATAATAAGAGCTTTTACGCACAGTCTAAGGTTATATTATCCCCCCTGTATGCGGTCCACGTCTTAGGATCCACAAGGACCTCAAAAACTGAAAATATCGAGCTCAAGGACGGCAAAATATTTGCCTCCCTATCTGTCAAGCTTACGCAGACGACCACCAAGACGATAAACGGAGTAACCCGGAGAACTACCCGGACCTTGCAGAGAACGACCTTTACGGCGGATCCTATCCCCTACCCTGAGGTTCTGGAATTACCTCCTAACCTCTTGATAAAACTAGATACCTACAGGGGGGCAAACAACTATACTATTTTGACACTTCCGGAAAATGTCGAGGGGCTGCAAAGGATAGAAATATCCTGTAATGGTTCGACGGTAGAGAGGTTTTATCTGATCGGAGAACGGAGCGAGGACGAAGCAGGGGTAATAAGTACCAATTTTTCAACCTTGAGGATGTGGGCCGGAGATATCCCGCACGTCGGGGACGAGGCCAGGATAGAAGGAGACCTGGACAAAAAGGACCTAAAAATAAAAGCCTATTCAGTTTACGGAGAAATTCCGGTAACTACTCAAGAAACTGAACATACATTTACAGGAGAACAGACCGACCAATATACTATCATAGCTTTACTTAAATTGTTTGTAGTGTGTCTATGTGGTTATAAGATAATAAGATTAAAGATATAACTTAATCTTTCATTAACAATTCATTTTTTACCCGTTTTTAAAAGTTGTTTTGCCAAGAGGGCACCCGCTTCTTTTGTAAACTTTTTTAAAGAATACACTTAAATATCAGAGACACAAAAAAAAAGAGGTCTATATTTATATCTATTAGGTTATACTAATACGTATACGTATAAAGGTATAGTAAGTAACAGTAATAGAGCATTTCTGACGCATTCCTGATATATAAAACAGTGGTTAACGGAAAAGTAAAACGGTCTTCCTCGCCGTCCTGTCTTTTTTTAGTTTTCTCAAAAAACCCCAACTTCTCCAAAGCGTTTTTTTTAGGCGAGCATATCCAAAATATAATTAACACAATTCGGTAAATTATATTAAATCTGTCCGCAGGTGGTTAAATCCTCTTCGGATATCTCTGGCGGTCATTTCCTGAGGGGGGGCCATTCCTGTTTTACTGCAAAATATTCCAAATCCTTCTTTGTAACATATAAAAACTTATTCTATAACCTTCTTACATTCGCAATAGTTATATAGTTAAAAATTAATCTTAGTCTCATATGTTAAAAAGAAAAAATATTATAGCTGTTGGGGGTGTCCTAACAGGGTTTGTTTCGAGAGCAGGCGCCGCAATAAGTACGAACGGCTCGGCGGTTTATGTATCGCCGGACGCGGCAGCAGGGTATGAAACTTTACAGCAGTTTTCTTTATTTGATTGGCTGCTTACCTTGCTTAACGTTATAAACTATCTCGTTTACATAGCTGCAATAATCGTGGCAATGTACTGCGTGTTGATTGTCCTGCTTTCGATTCTCAACGGAAAACGGGATCCTAAAGCAATAAAAGACGAACTCAGCGGGCAGGCCGGAATTATCAAGGTCGTAAAAATAATAGTATATATGAAAATTGCCCTTATGATAATTGATTTTGTCTTTTATCTGAAATAAACGGGGGTTTTCAATGAAACCCCGTATAAACCTTTTAATTTCCGTTCTCTTTCTCTTCTTTTTTGTATGTCCTGCAGGAGCCGCCGAGGATTCCGATTCCATAGTATTACAGGGGGTAATTTCCGGCGGTCTTGATAATTGGGTTACAGGGATAGGAGACGGACTTATTAAAGATAATACTTTACAGGTAAACAACGAAACCGAAAGAATAGGGATTTTCGACAGTATCGTGGAGCCTATCCCCTACGCTTCGGAGGAATACTTAAGGGAAAAGTCCGGAGACTCAATGCCGTTATGTGTCCTATTATCAAAAATAATCGTTCTTATGACGGCTCTGGCCTGTCTCCTGCAGATCGTAGCGCCCGGGGTAGCGGCCGGGGTAACATCATTTTTTCAAGGGCAGGCTACATACCACGACCCTAAAGAGGTCTTGATAACAGCCCGTAACCTTGTTTTATGGTTCGCCTGCGGTCCTGGTCTCTTGCTAGGAATGTATTTTTTATGCAATTCTCTTATGTCAAACATTGACACCAGCGCCCTTGATCAGGTCGTTATTTCTTCCGAAAATATGATTAACTATCTATTTTTCGGAATTACAGCAAAAGGCGTTAAAATTTATATGGCGGTCAGGTCAATAGTTTTCCTCGAAGTTTCGGAATATTGGTGGGTTTTCGGGATCCTAATATCAATTAAAAAAACGCGGTGGGTGGCTATTCTCGGACTTGAATATCTTGCTATTCAGGTTTTCGCTCAGCCCCTAATAGTTACCGTACTCACAAATATTGTGGCCTTTACCTTATCCGGGCGTTTAGCGGCTTTCGGGCCAGATATGTTAATTTATGGATGTTGCACTATGCTTATATTTGATATTTGTTTCCTTGCAGCAACTGCCCCGATATGGATTAAAGTGCTCAGCCCGTCAACTATTCGTACAGTTATAGTATTTGCTAAATATCTATAATCAAAATAAAAAGGTCAGGTGAAAATATGACAAATGCGCCGCCGGCTACCCTTAAAAAAGCATATACGAGCATGACCGGCACAGGGGACAGGGGTAAAAAGTTTATAATCTCGACCGTAGCAGCTTATATTATAATTGATTTCGCAGGCAGGATAAGCCGGCTATATGCGGTTTCGGGGACCTCTAATTATTTAATTCATTTTTACTTAGTCGCTTCAATTATCGTGGGAATCTCAACCTGGGCCCTTGTGCGGGACGATGCTATCTTTTACAAGGTCAGTAATGTTTTAGATTTCCTTATCAGGTGGATAAAAAAATCCGATTTTGTTTATAAACACGACGAAAAAAAGACCAGTGACAAACAATTACAGAAACACACGAAAGTAAGAAACATGAACGAGGAAACCGGGATTATCGTTTTCGACAAACTACCCACTTATAAATCTTACAAGTGTAACGCCGGTTTTGTCCTGGTTGTCAATCCTCAGGACGTGCAAAACCTCGATGATTTCAACGAAAGAACCGCCCTATTATTGTATTCTATCCGCCCCGGCATCCAGCAAAAATATCATACGATCCAAAGCCAGGACATCTCAGATATAGCGGGTCAGTATGAAGAACGGCTTAAACTCCCTCCGGAGGCTATCAGCCCACAGGAAAGGGCTGGGCTCTTTTACACGAAGCAGTTTTTAACCAACCTTACAAACCGCGTGAATTGGGCTTATTTTATCTTTATTGGCGCCGGGTATTATACCGACCTGAAAGAGGCGAACTTACAGATTGACAGGATAAGAAAATCTTATGAATTATTCCTTAATAATTCCGGGGTCGAGTCCCGTTTAATCAAATCGCAGTGGGAATATTCGGTTATCGTTAAGCAGATGAGGAGTTTAAAAAATATTGGGGTGATAACAGTTGATTGATAAAATAATTCCGTTGAAAACAAAACAAAAATTTACGGCTTATAAAGCCTGTAAAACTGTAGAGGGGGTTTATAAAACCTTTGATATAATCGACCGGGCCTTTATTAAGGCTCTGGTCCCTACCGTTTTTAAACCTCTTTTTGGGGGCAAATACATGTATGCCGACGGGGTTTATATGCAAATGATAAGCATAGGGGACCCCTCACCTATTAACCCGAACCGGCAAGGGATCCCCCCGAGGAAGGACCTAAGGCTTATTGACGACCTGCTAGACATTCCGGTAAATGAAAACGCCTGTATAGCAATAACTCAGACAGCCATCCCCCTCCCTGCAAAGGATGAGAGCGAGGCCCTGGAAAGCGCCCGGCGTGAAAACATCCTGGCGGCCTCTCTGCAGGAGTCGGAGCAGGAAGGCGTTTTTAAGAACGTACACGACAAAATAATAGATTACATAGCGGAAGGTATTAACGAATATAACCGGGCGGTATTTGAGGGCAGGCTCCGGATGTTTGAGTTTTCCCTAATCCTTGCAGTAAAAGGCCGGACAAAAAAAGACGTTGACGATTTAATGAGCTTGATAATATCCTTGCTCGACGGTAAAAGGGTAATACATGAAATTATAGAGTATGGACAGGCCGACGCTTATGATATGATGATGCCGACGCCTTTTATTAAAGAGCGCTTACTCTCAACTACTACCGGCGAAATGGTCGCAATGACGAGCCCCTTAAGAAACAAAAACCCGAGGCTTGCAAAGTCCGGGCATTGGCTCGGGCTCAATGAAGACACAAACAACCCGGTTTTTTTGAACTTTCACGACGGTAGCCTAATATCAGGCCATGCAATAGTCGTGGGGAAATCAGGGACCGGGAAAAGTACGGAGCTCCTAAAGGACGATAAGAGGGCCATAGAAGAGGGGGACGAGGCTTTACATATTGTCCCGAAGGCCGACGAGGGAACGGACCATATACGGGTATGCAGAGCCCTTAAGGGTCAGCTCATCAAGATAGGCCACAAGCGTGCAGCAGGACAGGAAGAAGACAGCAACCCTAATATATTTCAAATATTTTTCGATCCTGAACGGATGGAAAACACTATCGGAGCCTATCAGCTTGCATACTCGAAGCATGTGGCCGTACTTCCGGATATAATCGGCCTTCTTATCGGTCATAGCTTTTCAGATCCTCAGCGTAACTGGGCCTATAACTCAGTCGTAGAGCTCTATAACAAGTTTAAAATTATCGACGACAACGGGGACGTAATAAACACAGAAAAGTGGGAAGACGGGCTTATCTGGCCGACCTTAGAGGATTGGCGAGACATGCTATTTATCTGGATGACTCAAAGCGAATTACATAAGGCCCCTCAGGTAAACAGCGTAATTGCAGCCCTTTATAATAATACCTCAATGATTACAAAAAAGGGGCCTTACGGCTTCTTGATCAACAAGAACAGCGTAAAACTAAAGAAAAAATATACTATGGTCGATCTTTCGGAGCTCATTGACGCCCCGAATATCCAGGACGCAATGATCCTTTATATTACGTCCTTGATCAATACTAAAATTCAATGTGTCCCACAGGGGGTCGAAAAGAAACATATTTTTATCACAATCGACGAAGGGGCAAACCTCGTTAAGATCCCCAGGATGAGGAAAGTAATAGAACGAATGTTTAGAGAGCTCCGGAGTTTCGGAGGTCACCTTAAAATAGTATTCCAGGACCTCGCAGGGATCCCGGCAAGCATGATAAACATGATGAAAACAAATACGGATTATGTTCTTTTGTTTTCGAACATGGGCGCCTATAACATTAAACCGCTTGTCAAGGAATTTAACCTTACACCTAAGGACATTAGAAGGTTAAAGGCTACCGGGAAAGGAAGGGGTTTATTAATAATCGGAGACACACACCTTAATTATTTTAACTCTCTGACCGACGACGATAAAAGAATTTTGTTTGGAAAGGAAGCCTTAGAGGAAGATGTAATAATTGAACGGGCGCCATTAATGTCAATCGACAGCCGCGTGGAATGGGTCAAAAAAACGCATAGGATCTTTGTAAAAGATTGGATGAACGGAATAGATAAATTCTCAACGGTCGAGGTTCCCGGGTATGAGATAGAACAGTTTTACCACCCCTTCGCAGGGGTCCTTAAAACGGCCTATGTTGAGGTCGGATTAGAGAAAGAGGACGGACATATCAAAAACCAGACTAAAGAGCATTATCTCTTTACCTACTCCCTCGGGGGGGAAATATGTTTACTAGATTCCCCACATATAAAAAGTATAAAAGTTACCGGGGACGACTACGGAACGGACCAGGAAGCAGACCTTAAAGTAAAGGTCGAACTGACAGCCGGTGGCGTTTTCACTATGGGGATAGAAATAGAAATGCCAAAAACGCACACAGCCGAAGAGTTACAGAAAAAGCGGGACAGGCTCCTAATGAAAAAACATGACGGGGCGCCAGTTTATGATACTGTCCTATTTACAGCAGCCGGGGAATATTATAAAACGATGCTCCGGGACGCCGTCGGGGCTCAGTTTGCAGCTCAAAGAGGCACTAACCTGAAAACAAAAATCCTTAAGTTGATCCAGGCGGCTGACCTGGCGGCCGGATCCGAAAACGAAACGAGCCCCGAAACTGAATAATGACCGATTCAATCAATAAATATCAATTATTAAGGCAAACAAAGCCTTAATATAACTTATTTTTAAACGGGACTGTAAATAATACATATTTACAGTTTATAGGGTTGCAAGGGGAAAATAAGGGGGGATCCTGCAAGAAACTAGGGGCTACACAAAAAAGAACGCGGGATAAAACAAATAAGAACACGAGGTAAAACAAATAAGAACACGAGATAAAACAAATAAGAACACGAGATAAAACAAATAAGAACAATAGTAAAATTAACATTTACTTTATAACTTACAAACATTTTAATACATCTTTTATCTATATTATATTGCAGGTGATCAACGTGGGCGTACTTAAGAACATACAGGCCACAGGTACTAAGCAGATGAACAGTTTAAAAGTTATGAACATAAACAAGTTTACCGTAATTATAGGGCTTCTAATCCTCTCTGGCTCAATCGCAGGGGCGGCCCTACTCAATCACAGCGACGAGGTAAGGGTAACAACACCTGAACTGGGACAAACGGCTAATAATGACCCTCTTATTAAGTCGGCCACCGATATTGATAATGATATTGCAAACTTTGAGAAGTACAAAACCGAGATGGGGATAGGAGAAGCGAGGGCGGAAACTCAGGATATACAGCAAAGAATTACAAACCTTTGGATTGAAGCGGACCGGGCTTCTGGCTTAACGGAAGACGAAGCAGCAAGAGAACGACATTTTATTAAATACCTGTCAGAGTCTTCTAAGGTCGTTACATCTATGCAGGCCGGAGAGGTCCCGGACCTTGTAACCTATAACAAACTATTCCAGGACTTGACCGGGAAGGAAAGCAGGATTACCCTGGCCCCGGCTAATTCCTCTATTTCCTCAACTTCTCCTGATCTTTAATATTGCTTTTTTTACTCTTTTTAACTTACTCTTAAGGCTGAGTTAATTATTTATACTCACACCCCTATTTTATATTACCAACTGTAAGGAGTGAAAACTATTCCAAAACAAATATATGATGTTAGAGATTTTATTAATGTGTTGGGTGATATTCCCTTAAAAACTCAGCTTGTTAAAGAACGCCTAAAGGCTGCAGACCCGATTTATGATAATATCCACGTGGATTGGGTCAAGCAGGTACTTAAAAAGCTACATTCTAACGGCTTAGTATACGGGGGCCTTGATGCTAATTTTGGCGGGTATGTCTGGAACCTCCCGGCTGAGCTGAAATATTCCCCTGAGGACTTTATACAGGTCCTGGGAAAGCGCCCGATTACTACAAGCGCGGTAATTGATAAAGTAAATAAGCCCGTCAAGTTACACCGGAAATACAAGGACCTCACAGAGGCCGTGGCAGAAGAGCTGCTTAAAAACTTCCTTACTGAAGGCTCGGAGGTCAAGGGGGAACGCGACGTGGTCACAAAGGAATGGAAGTGGTCTATAATTCAGGAATGAGGCGAGTTTATGATAATCAATTTTCATAAATATGATATTCTATTTAAAGGGGTATATCATTTTAAAAGGTGGCGCCCGTTAGGGTTCTGGTCTCCTTTTATGTATAGAATGAAACGGTGGAAATGGGCGGAATATTAAAAAATTTGTAAAGGAGTTTTCATATATGGACGAAGATAAGGTGGTGGACCTCTACCCGGGGGTTAATGTCCGGATAGAAGGCCGGGTTTATGAGGTCGTAGCGATTGAATCGAGCCCGTTTTTAATGCCCTTCGCGGGCGAGGTTTTCGGGTTAGCTGTCAAATTTAAAAATAATGACTTCGGCGAACTTATCGCCGATATGGCGGACATTTACAGGGGGGGGGCGGTAATATCTATAAACTGAAATGGGAACGGTTAAAGGTTACATGTAACGATTGTGGGGGCTCTTTTATCGCCCTTGTCAGAAAAGACCAGGCCATCTATTCCCGGGTCAATATTTGCCCGAGCTGTCAGGCCCGGCGGTCCGGATCCGCAGCCCTTGAGCAGGAAGATGCCGACCTGGAAGCAAAAATATCTTTTATCAATCTTCCGGAAATCGACGATATGCGAGAAAAAAACAGCCTGCAGAGTAAAGACATGCCCCTTAAAAAACATCTTAAGAACGGGGACTTTTTTAATAAGGGGTGATTGTTTGCTTACTTTACCGATCACAAAGGAATGGTTCGATAAAATCCTAGCAGGGAAAAAGAAAGAAGAGTATAGAGTTATTTCTCCATATTATGATTCAAGGCTCAGCCGGTTTTTAGGGGACGAAATCGAAATAATTTTAAGAAACGGTTATAGGTCCACTTCTCCTGCGGTCCTTGTAACTGTAAAGGTATTGATAGGATTAGGGCGCCCGGAATGGGGGGCCGAAGAATCAGAACTTTATTACGTCCTTGAGATCATCAAAGTTACCCGGATAAGGTGATTATCTGCCCGGGTATAAAACACATATTAAATTTACTTTCCTAATTGTAATAACGGGTTTAATGATCGGAATTACTAAATTTAATATAAGGGTTGATATGAGCTTAAAGGACCTCTGCCTTATAATCGGGTGGGGGGCCCTTCATACTCTCATAATAACCCCTGATTTAAATTGGAACTCAACCCCAAATAAGCTTTTGGGTCCAGTCGGGTGGATCCTCCGGAAGACTATAAAAAGTCATAGAGGCGGGGTTACTCATTCATATTTTACCTGGTCTCTATACTTCATAATTACTTATTTCGTTATCGGGTGGTGGACTTTAAGCGGGGTACTTCCGATATTTAGCCACCTGTTTTTAGATAAAAACTTAACCAAATTAAAGAAAACATTTCATATAAAAAAATAAAAAGGTTATATTATGAATGACACGACAACGAAACGCCGGCACTTAAAAATAACTGCGAGAGGGCCGAGCGTCAAGAACTGCGCCGGGTGCGAAGACCTGGTTAAAGTGAAATATGAAAAGTTTTCCTACACTCGTGGGCTCTATACATCGTATAGGCTCGTATGCAGGATATACAACAATTCAGAGCCCCGTTTTATCCCATGGTGTCCCCTCGGGCTATATGCAGAGCTCAAGAACTTATAAGGACCTGATATAATGAACAACGACTTAAACAAAGTATTTAACGAGATCGTGGAGAAGCTGACAGAGAAAACAGAGATGGAGAAAGACCTTAAACTGGACCTTCTCAACAATGAAAACTTACTTAAATTACTTTATAAAGAGTTCGGGGTATTGAATCAGGCCCACGAATCAGCTTGGAGACAGCAAAGAGTTTTCGAACAGTTACCCTTTACGCCCCGGATAAAAGAGGCCCTGCAGGAAATAGCGGGCCTTTGTCTTTTAATGATCTTGAAAAATGAAGAAGCTTAACCGCTTCTAACCCTACTTTTTTTATTTGTTTTACTCTTAAGGTTAAGTTAATTATTTATACTTATGAGCCTTATTAAGTACGTGCTTAAGTGACTTACACAGGGCGCGACTTATTCAAAGATTAGGAGAGTAAAAAGATGTCATACTTTAAAATATATGTAGTGTTTGAATGTGACAACGGTAACGACGGGACTTATAAAACTGGACTGTTTGTTCATGTTATGAGCGACAACATATTAAATGCCATAAAAACGGTACTCAACGACCCGAAGTATAACGCCTTTGGCCCGGCTACGGTAATGAAGGCCGAGAAGGAATTTTAAGGGGGGTAAGATATGCCAGGCTGTATTCATCTCGATTATAAAGGGATTAGGGCCCTCAATCATTACGAGAACGGGGACTGGTATTCTATTTTTTACCTGAAAGGAGAGCCTATAAAAAGAGTTACGTGGGCGGAAGGGTTCAGTTTTAAGGATGTTAGAGAAGTCATTGATAAAGAAATCTTACCTTTTATTTAAAATAGGAGAGTGAAAACATGGCACAGGATGTTAATTCAGATATTGAACTTATGAGGCCAGCCCTTGTTAATGCAGTTAAAACGGCGTCGGCTCAGTATTCCGGTATTCCTGATTATGAAAATGTAGTAAATGACCACGTGGACCTGCTAATAAGGTTTTTTTCCGAGATGTCAAAAAAGAAGGGGGTTTAAAATGCGGGACTATATAAAGAATTTGAAATATAACACGTGGCACAATAAAAACTTAGAGGATAGCAGGAAATCGGTATTAATTATAAAGTGTCCTTACTGCAAAAAAGATACAGCAGTAACAGGGGTTACCGAAATAGTAGACCTCGACAAGCTGTTTATTACTGAGTGCGAAGAGTGCAGGACCTCTTTTTATTTTAAGCTCTCAGCCGAAATAAAAACCATAAAATATTCAGCCGTTTAAGGGGTGATCAGTACGGGGACGTCTTACAGAAACAGAACTTTCATACAGCGAATTAAAAAAATACTCCTTATAAAAATAACTAAGTTCGGGAGGGCAGGCCGTATTAATAGGCTTGAGATTGAATTAGGGATTATAGAGGCCCCCCGGAAAGTTGTAACAATTCAGGACATGATAGCGGACGGCCGGCGAGATCTTTACAAGTACAGCCGGGGTTCGTTCTCTAATTATTCCCAGGGGCGCCCCTACGTCGCACAAGAGCATTATAACCCAGACGCCCGGCAAGTTATGATTTTAGACAGGGTAAGGGAAGAGGACCGTATAAGAGGGCGATATAATAACGCGCTGAGAGCTGCAAGGCGCCAGGACTCCGAAATTATCCGGGCGATTATGCGGGAGGGAAATATAAGGATAGAACCGGCCGACGAACCAGACCTGCCTTACGACCCTGATAATTATTATTATTTATATCCCCACGACCTGGCCCCTGTCAGACTATCCAAAAGGAGTTAATCTTAATATGAATCTTTTATCTTTTATCCTGAGGTATTTTAAGAGAAGTAACCCAGGGACCTCTTCGGAGATCCCACCGACCGGGGAAATTATAAGGCCCGATGTCCTGAGAGCTGCAAAGCTTATGGAGAGAAAACTTAAGCTTAACGATCATAAGGCGCCCTACAGTTCCTGCCGGGTCGATTATCTTTTATTAAGATTAGCTCAGGAATACATGGAATTTATCAGAGAATCCCAGCCCTGGGGATCCTCAACCGCAAAAAACAGAAACCGAATAACAGACGCAGAAGCCGGGGAACTAATAGATATTATGAATTTTAGTATGATGCTTTTAACAAAATGGGACGGGTTTAAATTTGTAGATTTTGATTACGAAAAGGAATAACCCGGCTTTATTTTTTAACTACCTTTTTTTATTCTCCTGTTATCCTTTTTTTAATAGAGATGGTATTACTACCCTTTTTAATAAAATACATCTTCTCAAGTCTTGTAATTAAAAAACAAGGTCTATTTTTTTTTATAGAACATATTTATATCTATTAGAAACGGATTGTCTTTTAAATGTCGCTATTTATTGAGGGTCAAATTTTCCCTTTAGGGATGCTTAATTTAAATGATTGGGGCGTACCTTTTGCGGAAGAACAGAACGCAATTACAACCGCGAGAGCGGCCGTGGTTCGGATTTGTTCACGCATAGAGCCTCACACATGTGATTATATGGGCGATCCTTTAAGCGAGATCGGCGGCGCGGTCGATTCTTGGAGCGAAGGAGACGGAGAAAATAAGGCGGTATACGCCAGGGCCGAGGTTAAGGATTCAGTCGCAGCCCAAAAAATAGAGGACGGAGTCTGGAAGAGCAACTGGAGCGTTTTTATAAATTATCAGTCTATAGACGCAGGGGGGTGGCTTCACGGGGTCAGCGTCGAAAGTATAACGATTGTCAACGATCCCGCGTGGCCTTCTGCTACCTGGAAAGTTGTATCAGCTTCGAGCGGGGGCGGAAAACGGCTAATGTTTACAACGCCTTTTAAAGTCTCAGCTTCGAACAGTAACACAATAAAAACAAATAAAGAGGGTGGTAAAATCCCAAAAACTCCCGAAGAACTAGAAAAAGAAATCGAAGACCTCAAGAAAGAAAACGAAAAGCTCAAGGCCGAGGCCCCCGCAGGAAACGGCGGAGGGGACCCGGAGGCGAGCGAGGAAGACGAAGGTACACCAGTGGAAGGAAACCCGGGCCCTGTAGAAGGGGACGGAGAGGGCGAAGGCTCAGGCCCTAATACTGAGACTGCAGCACTAAAAGCCGAAAATGAAAAACTCAAAAAGCAGGTTAACAACTTGACCGCCTCTAATGCTAACATGATGCCCCCCGACAAGGTAAAAGCCCTTATTGATGAGGCTATAAGGAATGACCACAGCGCCCAGGCTGCAAAGAAGGAACGAGACGAGGCTTATATAGAGTTCGCCGCGGTCCGGGAATCTTTGAAGATGAAAACCGACCCCAAAGATTTTGAAAGCTTTGGGGCCTCTGAGCTTAAGAAGTTCACCGCAGACCTGGCTGGCCTTAAGCAGGTTGCAGCCTCGAAGGGATCCGGGTTTAATTTTGTTTCAGCTTCCGGAGCTAAGGGCGGCAGTACAGTAGGCCGGTGGGACTCAGAAAAAAAGCAGTATGTTAACGCACAGTAAAGAATTAATATAAATAAACAAGCGAGGTTAAAGAATGGCATACAGCGGAATAAACCCGCCTAATAACATGATAGTGGCCGGCGGAAATCCTCTAATTCAGGAACTCAAAATAGAGACGGCCGCGAATTGTTACCCTGGGCGATTCGTGATAAAAGGAACAAACGACGACGACGTAGTGGCCGGCGACGGCGTAGCTCAGCCGGTCGGGGTCCTCGGATATGAACAATGTAACCCGGCTTTCCGGCCTGATGATATCGACCACATTTATACAATTGCTGCAAAGGCCCCCGTTCTCAAGGGCCCGGCGTTCATTCACAGCCCCGTGGGTCTTGCAGTAGGGACCTATGCAAAGAAAGGGGATTTCCTGTTAAGCTGGTCAGCCGGTAAGGTAGTACCCGCGGTTTCTGTAGGCGGTAGACTTGCCCTTAAGATTCCCTTTTCGCAAAACGCCAGCGAGACCTCCACGGGGGTTGTCCTTCCGGCCGGCGTAGTTGTCCGGGATGTAATGATAAGGGTAGAAGACGAGGTGGCGAGCGGTACTATTGACGTGGGGACGCTAAGCAGCGATTCAGGGGACGCGAACGGGTTCCTGGTCTCAGAGAGTGCAGCCGCCGCCGGGTATGTAATGCATAATTCAGCCGATGCAACCACCGGAAACATTACAGTAGGCGACCTTCTGCAGGAAGTAGAGCTTAAAGACGCAAATAGTGTACTTTACGGCGTCCCTATCGGTTACCTTGTACCTGCAGGCGGAAAGACAATTACATACACGACCTCAGCCCATGCAATAGCCGGGGATATCCTGATTTTCCTTGAAGGGTCCGTGGCCGTCGGACAGGTTGAAAAATCAGTAACCGCCATGGCTGCAGCCGCCGACATCCTGTTTAACCTGCTTATCTAAGCGTTAGCAGTCATAATTAAAAACAGAAAAACGAGGCTAAATAATGACAAACGCACTAGAACTTTTTTCTAGGAAAATAGACGAAAAACTTGTGGATCCTCTTAGAAAGGTCCTGAAAGGGCGCAAGCTTGTTTATGTGACGGACCCGCAGGGATTCGGAATAACGAACGTTTCCTGGGGAAAAATTACAGAGATGAGCGGCGGGATGGTTTCCTATACATTTACGAGCGGAAACGTTGACAGTATCGACGCAAGCCTGGTAAATGCAAAGATCCCTGTATATTGGAAAGGGTACGAACTCGACCGCAGAACCTACGAGGGATGGCTGGTAAACGGCACAGATTTCGACGCGGCCAACGCAATCGCCGCCGGGTATGTAGCCGCAAGGGTTGAAGACGCCGCAATTATTAACGGTGTAACTAATGACGGGACAACTTACGACCTAAACGGCCTTTATCAGGGCGCCGGTAATGACTACTCTACAAGCGCCGTAATAGGGACCTTCGGCGAAATTACAAAAGCTGTTGCAGGATCCCTTAACCTGATGGACGACGACGACGTGCCGGTAGACTCATTGCCGTGGAATTTCGCGGTAAGCTCATCGACCTGGTACAAAATTATGAAGGTCCGAAACGCTAACGGCCTTCGAGAACTTCCTGACCTTCTCGACATGCTCAACGGCGGCGAGCTTATGAGCGTCGGAACGGTCCTGGCTGCAGGGCAGGGCGTCCTTGCTCCGGATCCCTCAGTGGGTGAGCCCTTTGTGGACTTTTATCTTACTGCAGATTTCCAGACAGACCCGAAAACCCCCGAATATCAGCAGACCGGAAACGTGGGCGGCCGCGTATATTCCGGTGGGGTCCTGAGAATTAAACAGGACGCCGCCCTTTGTAAAGTATCAAATATGTCCTAACCTCTCCCGGGTTAGGCCCCCTTTATTTTTTATTCGAAAAATAAAAAGGTGATTCGATGGAATGTATAGTTAAGGTTAAACAACTACAGATAGAAGAAAACGAAGTTACAGCAGTGATCGAAACTTTCGACGGGCGAAAGATCGAACCGGAACCGCAGGAAAAGGACGCCCCTATAAAGAGGATTGAAATAAGGCTTAAGAGAGGGGACCGCGTAGACCTGCCTATCAGGGTATTTAAGCGCCTCGGGACCTCAGTAATTCGTTATGTACCTCCTACCCCTACCCTTGAAGAGCTCGAAGCCCTGGAAGCTGCAGAGGCCGCGAAGCTTATGGCCGGCCCTCCGGAGACAAAGGCGAAAGGGAAATAATATAAATTATTTTAAATCAGAGGTTTTTTTATGGGGTTTGCTACAGTTTCACAGGTCCGGGCCGTTGTTTTCACATCCACTTTATTAGACGCCTCGATTCTTGAATTAATAGAAGAGGTTACTAGTAATGTAATGACAGCAGCCGGGGCCACTGATACCTCAGATACAAACCTGATAGTGGCCGGCAAAAACGCAATTTACGCCGCTACGATCAGGAAGGCCATAGAAACTACTGAATTTGCCGCCCGGGTAAAACGGGGAAGTTCTGAGCAACAGCAAGACCTTACAACCCTGATAAACTACTACGAGGCTGAATATAACAAATATATGAAAATATATCTTAATTCCGCCGCTGCAAGTGCTAAAGGAGTGTTTTTATTTGGGCGCTCAGGGTACAAAACAGTAAATAATAAATTATAAGTTTCCAGTTATAAGGAGCCCCGACTATATGCTGAACTCTTTGACTTTCGGCATGAAGCATGCCTGTTATATCGTAAAAACGGCACAGGACTTTAAGATAAATTTTATAACCGGTTCTGCCGTATTCGGATTATCCCAGACAGTTTCGGGGGAAACCTCAGGCGCTACGGGCTTGATAAAAACGGTTTATGTTTCCTCAGGAGCGTGGGAAAGCGGAACGGCTGCCGGTTACCTTATTGTTTCCTTTATCTCGGGTATATTCCAGGGCGGAGAAAATATATCCGACGACGGGGAAACAGCAGGACAAGCGAATTTATCAGGGGTCCAGGAAGGTATAACGGACAGCTTCGGGGTTTCTATAACAACAACTCTAAATAATTATTCTATTTGTTCTTTCGATGATGAGGGCGGGACCTCCGGAGGGATCCAGAATTTAGACGGGGGGCCCTTTATTGTAAAGGTCCCTCTCTTATTCCTTCCTCCGGAGGCGGACATTTTAGAGGGGGACCAGGTCCAGGGCCTTTCAATTTATTTCAATAAACTTTATAAAGTTAAAAAGGTTCGATATCCTGCAGGTCTATTTTCAGATGAAAGCGAAATAGACCACATAGAGGCCGTTTTAGAGCTCATAGAGAAGAGGGAAGGGTAACAGGTATATCTATGGCCACAATTCCCGCTAACTCGTTTACTGTTGAGCTCAAGAACGTTGACAAGCTTATAAGCGAGCTCCAAAAACTAAAAGCTGATATCGACGGGGCGGTAAAGGACGCGGTCATGGAGGCGGCCCTGGTTGTTGAGCGAGAGGCTAAGAAGAACGCAGAGCGGGGGGGCAGTTCTTATCCGCATAGGATAACATCAAACCTTTACAACTCTATTAAGGTCCTAAATACTACAGATACCCCGGGGAAACATCAGGCTGATATAGGCACAGACATGGTTTACGGGCCCCGCCTTGAGTTCGGATTCATCGGGACAGACTCCAGGGGGAGGCGATATAATCAAGGCCCACGGGCGTTCCTACGGCCTGCTATAGACGAGAACGAAGCCGAGATATTAAGAGCCTTTGAGAAGTCCTTAGAGGCCGCCCTCAGGAAGTACAAATAAAGGAGAAGCATGGCGAGCATTGAAGAGGCTTTAATAACCCTAATAAAAACAAGTACAGAAATTACCGCATTAGTAGGGGACCGTATAAAGCCGGTAGAACTCCCTTTAAACTGTCCGCTTCCTGCGATATCCTACACTATAATTTCAGACCCTAAACACCAGGTGGCCGGTTTACCCCGGGTCCAGCTTTCCGTCTATACTCTTTCATATCCTCAGGTAAAACTAATATCTGATTCTCTCCGGGACCTTCTCGCCGGGTATACCGGAGTAATTGACGGGAAGCATATTATCAGGATCTCACCGGAGAATAGTAACGATGTAACAACAGAAACACCAGGGGTATTTCACAAAGCAAATGACTATAAAATAATTTATAGAAGGTAACGGATAGGCTATTAACAAACGTCTACTTATAGGTTATAATAAAAACAACAAAATTAAAAACAGAAAAACGAGGCTAAAAAATGGTAAATTTCCAGTCCGAAGTGCAGAACGTTAACGCCATCAGGTTCGGCTCTGCAAAGATCGAGGTCGGCGCGACGGTAGGCGCCCTTATAAACCTCGGAGTAGCCACGGGTATTGAGTTTGAAGAATCCTTCACCCCTATAGTAATAAAGCCCGACAACGCCCCCGAACTTAAAGTGGGAGTCAGAGAACACTATGCAACCGTAAGGTTTGAGCTTTGGGAAATTGACCTTAGCAACCTGTATTTAATCAGGGGCGGAATGGATACTTACACGGCCGCGACAGACGACCCGGTAAGCGTAACCGATGAGGCGCACACCTTGACAGGGACGAACTCAATAAGACTTAACAACAAAAACGGAGCAGGCACAGAGGTCGGCACGATTGTTGTAACCGACGCAAGCGCAAACGCAGCCGTAAGAAATACGGATTATGTTATTACGGTCGATCCAGACGGCTATACTTGTATTGCAAGGGTTAGCGGGTCCTCTGTAATTTCTGATGGTGAGGGCGTCCTGGTCGATTATGCATATACCCCCTACGCCTCAGAAACCTTTTCAAGCGGTGGGCTTAACACTATCGCCCCCCGGGTTGTCAGGCTGACAAACACGAACGCCGCCGGCAAGATTTTCAGGGTTACGGTCTACGCAGCAACAAACGAAAAGGGCATAACCCTCACCCTCCCGGCCGATGATTCCGAAGACGTGACACAACCCCAGATAGAGCTCAAGGGAATAGTAGACGTTACTAGAGACCCCGGGGACCAGTTGTTTGAAATCTACGATACACAGGGGCCGGCTTAACCGCCCCTTCCTTTTCCATTTCATAGTAACAGTTAAATGTTACATGATCAAAAACGGAAAAACGTTACTACTTTGAAAAACGGAAAAACGTTACTGCCTAAAAAACGGAAAAACGTTACTACTTTGAAAAACAGAAAAACGGACTTATTAAAAAACGGATACTTAATTATTATGTCAGAAAAAACAAACAGGTGACGTTATGACAAAAGACAACTTAACCAAAAGCTTTGAAATCTTAGAACCTCCTAAGAGGACCGCAAAACTCCTGGATCAGGAAGTCGATGTTACAGTAATACCCGCAATTACCGCCTTTAAATTTGTTCAGTTCTCCAAAAAATACGGAAACTCGAAGCTTGACGATATCGCAGGCGCCGGGATTGATGAGGACATGTTAAACGAAATTATGGTAATCATAGGCGATATTACCTCAAGGAGTAACCCAAAAGTTACAAAAGAGTGGTTACTCGAAAACTTATCTATGCCCGACCTAACCAGGTTTATGACCTTCCTATTTGAAGGGATGGGGGATAAGAAAGCAGCAGGGCCCGAGGGGAAGCAGGACGCCGGGAAGCTTGCAGCAGGGAAGCAGGCTGGAAAAAATTAGATGTTATGTTATTGATCTCAGAGCTTTGTGTTATTTATCCGTTTTCGGATCCTCATAAACTGCTTTATGATTACAGCCTTGACCAATTAGTACAGTTTAGAGAGTACGGCTGGAAAGCAAAAGAGACAGAGGCCCGTTTATTTTGGGGGATATTAGGCGAAATAATGAGCGGAAAAAAACCGAAGGCTCAGGGGTCCGATAACCAGGGCGTTACAGGGCTCAACGAATTTAAACAGGCTCACCCGGAAGCTAAAAACGAGGGCGACGCCTGGAAAGTAAGCAAATAAAAAACGACACTAAAAAACGATACTTAATGAAAATAGTTAGGCCGGTACAGGCTTAACTATATTCTTTTAAAAAACGGTGTTCCTATGTCACTTACTGAACTTATAGTTAGCATAGCCGGCGATATGTCGAAATTTTCGCAGACTATAAAACAGGCTACGGACGAAGTGGCGGGGGCCGGGAAAAAATTACAAGATGTTGGTAAAAGCCTATCTTCTGCAGGTACATCATTAACCACGGGGGTAACCGCTCCGATCCTTGCAGGGGGGGCGGCCTTTGTTGCAGCGGCTAAAATGGGAGCAGACTTCGAAAAGGGTATGGCTCAGGTTTACACCCTTGTGCCTAACCTCTCAAAAGCTGCTTTTAGCGAAATGTCGGCCGATACCCTGCAGTTTGCTAAAGATATGAGGATCCCGACCGAAGAGGTCCTGCCGGCTATGTATGACGCTATAAGCGCCGGGGTTCCTACAGATAACATATTTTCTTTTCTTGAAGCTTCACAAAAAGCCGCTATTGCAGGAAACACAGATCTGGGCGTTTCTGTTGACGCCCTCACCTCTATAGTTAACGCATACGGGGCGGAAAATCTCGACGTAGCCAACGCCTCAGACATTCTTTTTACCGGGGTCAGATTAGGAAAAACTACCTTTGAGGAATTGCAGAAAAGCCTATACGAGGTAATACCTACAGCTTCAAGCCTCGGGGTTCCCCTCGAAGAGGTAACCGGAGCCCTTGCAGCCATGACCGCTCAGGGGACCCCCACGGGCGTTGCAACCGCTCAGTTAAGGCAGATGTTTGTTGAGCTCTCAAAGGAAGGGAGCGGGGCGGCGGCGACCTTTGAGGAAATCGCCGGGGTAACTTTCCCGCAGTTCATAGCGCAGGGCGGAAGCCTCCAGGATGCTTTGGGGCTTATGAGCGACGGCTTTACATCTACAAGCCCGGCCGCGAAAGAGTTACAAGACAGAATGATGGAGCTCGCAGACCCTACAAGCGGCCTGGCTCTTGAATTCGAGTCTCTGACAGGAAAGACCTTTAAGGATTTTCAGAGGGAAGGGGGGACCGTAGGAGAGGCCCTTAAGACCCTCGGGATTAATACCGACGAGACCGACGCCAGGCTCTCGGACATGTTCGGAAGTGTAGAGGCCGGGAACGCCGTTTTATCCCTTACATCAAGGGACGGCGAAATATTAAACAAGGTCATGGGCGAAATGACCGACACGACCGGAGCAACGGACGACGCTTTTAACAAAATGAGCGAGACCTCAAGCCGAAGCTTTGACGCAATGAGCGCGGACATAAAAAACGCCGTTACGGAAATGGGTTTAAGGCTTCTCCCGGTTATTCAGGATACTTTAGTGCCCCTGCTTACTGATACTCTTATACCTGCTTTTGAATCAGCTATTGAGTTTATAGCCGATGTTGCAGAGGCGTTTAACACCCTTCCGCAGCCCGTCAAGGTTGTAATGCTTGCTATTGTTGCTTTCATTGCAGCCCTTGGCCCCTTCTTAGTCGTGGCGGGGGCGGTAGTAGGCGCCGTGGGGACGATAGCGGCAGCCCTCGGAACCGGGGGTATATTGTCCGTGGCCTTTGCTGCAGCACAGACCGCCGTGGGGGCGGTAATTACAGCAATCGCCGGGATCTCGGCCCCTATCCTTATAATAGTCGGAGTTATCGCCCTCTTTACGGTCGCTTGGACTCAAAACTGGTTCGATATTCAGGGAAAAACGAAGGCCGCTATAGACTTTATCATTACACAGGCTAAGGCCCTCTGGAAGGCTTTGGGGGATACCTGGAACGCAATAATAAAAGCAGGCGGGGACCTCAAGACCGCCTTTGCTGATTTAGGGACCGCCTTAAGTAACTCGCTTACGAAATTAAAAGACCAGTTTGGTATTTTATGGACTATCATTAAAACGGCCTTCAATACTGCAATTACTGAGATAATAAATTATGTTTCACAGTTTGCGGTTAACCTGCTTGCTAGATTACAAAACGCTATACTGAGCATAGACACTTTTAAAAATCAAGCAACGGCAGCATGGACCGCCATAAAAACCGCAGTCTTTACGATACTGACAGCATTAATAAACGATCTACTAACATGGATTAACAACCTTGTTATTAAATTCGCAGATGCAATAAACAGGGTAACAACGTTTAAAACTCAGGTTTTAGTGGTTTGGTCCGCTACAAAGGCCGCGGTCCTTGCAGTCCTTAACGGCCTGATAAGCGACCTCTTAACATGGATTAGCAACCAGACCGCGAAGTTTAACGACTCAGTAAGCCGGCTTAATACCTTCAAGGCTCAGGC